CGAGCGCAAGTCCTATTCCAAGGAGTATTGCATATCCCATAAAATGAGTTTTTGATGATTGTCTTAGGTTGTATAGGCAGTGATACGAAAGTTCGGGTCATTGCTTGTCACAATCTCTCGTATTAGCGTACTCTCTGTAACACCAGAGAATTGAAGATGCATCCCGGGCGTTACTATCAGAAGGACCCCCTCCTTCGAATTGAAATCAATATTTTCAATATTACTTACAGACTCGACGGCACCCCTTTCCTTCCATTTGTTATTCTTCACGTCAAGTGCCTCGAAAAGTATATAGGATACACCCTTCTTCCAGTTGTTATCCTTAACCATATCGACGAGCTCGCCGAGTGTAACCAGATTTTTTTGTGTGTGTAATCTGCTGCTTACTTCCATGATTCGTTTTTTATGAGCGATTATTGAATTAAGTATTTCCAATAGCATATAAATTTGAGATTTTACCATTTATCTACCATGTCATTGTTAACCATAGATGCAAACATCCACGCAGCTCCTACAGCAAGCAGGATGATAGCAAAAGAGACCAGACCCAACAGCCATTCATTTCCTTCTATAGCCATGTCATGTGTATAGCAGAATATCACTGCTATAAAACCCAAGAAAGCCGAACCTGCAACTGCTCGAAATATTTGTTTCCACATATATAAGGATTTAAGATTAAAAAATCAGCCCGCCACATAGAAATGTGCGGGCTTTAGAGTCCTTGGTTAAGGCCTGATTTGTAGCGTAGATGAATATCAAGATAAAATAAGTTCTTTGGATTGTTCAGTGAAAAAGGACATCGTCTACCTATAGGTCAGCATATTTTTCCATGATAGTAGTTTTAAGAATACACGCCATACTCTATCCTCCCCAGTATGGTTAGTAGCTTATCCACATCCTCTACAGTGTGGATCATAGTTATAGGCTTCACGCCACCCAAGGCTTGGATCTCGCTACCTAACCACCTGTCAAACTTCTCACTACTGCCAAATACTTCAGGTCCTCTCCTTGCAAGCTCAACGAGTTTATCGCGTAACTTCCGTGCCTTTCTGATCTTGTATTCTAAAAGAGCAAGCGATGCAAAGCCCAGGACAAGAAATATAGTCAGTAGTATTGTGAACCCTTGCATAGTATTACGATTTATGTGAGAAAAATGCTTTCATTTCTTCGAACGCTTCTATTTTACCATTGAAAAAAGCAAGTGTTTCGGGACTGATATCATGCACCTTTTTGGATTCCAGGTAATTGATCATATGATCACACACACGCTCAAGATCTACCTCACTGTATATGATACCCAAACCCTCAGGCGGATGGGAGTGCACACTAAACAGAAGGTTCTGCAAATATGTGCGATCACCATATTCAGTAACATTGATAGGTGTATTTAGAATTCGCTCTCTTTGCTCCTCAGAGAGATCAAACTTGCTCCATTGCTCCATGACATCTCGATCATCCTGTGCCTCTTCGGCGTCATGATTATGTAATACCAGGTTGAGGTTAGTACCGGGGTCATCATAAGGTGCTATAATAGCACGGTTATGAGCAGGGAGCAATTGTTCACCTCTACGGGTGAATGTACCCTTCCCCCACATAGCACCTATTATCAGTACTACATAATTTATACCATCTATCTCAAGTAGTTGACCTTGCTTAAGGCTACGTGCAGTATATCTCTTTTTTGGATTCAATGTCTCGGTTTTTGCCATATAATCAGTTTAAATGTGTTTTGTGAACGTCTATTTTTGACAAATACATTATGGCATCAATACTATCAGGAGCAGGGTGGAGCTCAAGGTTGCAAAGCACTAAGTCTTCTATTGATACATGAGCTACTATTGCAAAATCGCGCGCAGCTTGCAAATTACCACCACGATGCATTGCACATCCGATAGAAAGTACCACATAATACTCATCATCAATATATAACATTGCACCTACGCGCAAATCTGCTGTAAACATATTATGTTTACTCATAGGAATGCCGCGATTTATATAGCTCCTGCCAGCACGCTCTATAAATATTTCCTGGAACATACCAGGATCCATTAAGATGTGGAGATATCGCTTAGACACTTTAAATACTCCCTGCTCCTTAATATAGATAGCAGACCATCCTTTACGTTTCATCACCTGAGTCATATTAAGTAATTCTTCGAGAGTGTAATGTTTAGACATACAAATCAGTTTTTTTCTTTATCAACAGATTTCTTGTCACCTAGGGCTACTATACCCACAGCAGCAAATATCGCAATAGCTACCGCAGCTGCGATCACACTTATAGTCATATAATTTAGTTTTGTTCACTCTGTATACACATTAGTGCTTCAGGGCTTGTGACCTGTACTGGAGGAGAGGGGAACCCAGTTATCCATGGGCCTGGGCCCGCTTGTCTCCTTCAGTAGCTACATTAAACAAAGCCCGCGAGATGCGAAATCTCCGGGCTGTGCCATTAATCATTATCCCTTTCCTGGCGTGAGTAGCCAGGGCTTTATGCGAAAGCGAATTTAGTGCTTATCGGAATCTTCGATAGCACGCTTGAAATAATATCTTTCTGCACGTGAGCGTTCGTCTGATTCTTTCATATAGTGTTCCCAGCCTTCCCCTCCCATACGATTCAGGAATTGGTCATGATCAAGTCTATTCTCAATATCTACAGATCTTACGACTATTATGTATTCCCATTTTTTCATATTTAAGTTTTAAGGGTTAAAAAATTAGCCCTCACCCACCGACCTGGTTATTGGGCTAACATATGTAAAGACCGGATCAGACTTTCTTTACTCTTGACGAGCCTATAAATACATATGGCACTATTACAGGATCACCGTTTACTTCAGCAGGCAATACCAAGCCATCCCATTCTACGAGGTATGCACATAGTCCATCGCCGATATAGGTATTGCCCCGACAGTATCCCAGATGACCATCTTCCGTAGCGTCGCCGGGTTCAGTATTGATTTTCTCTACACGATCATCTATCTGTATAGGGCAGCGCGAATCCCCCTGCATCATTCGCATGCGTAGGGACTCATGATTTTCGTAAGTACCCTGGATAGTATTCATGATGTTATTGATTTAGATGCTTCCTTTTTCTCCTCGTTCAGTAATGCTATTCTCTTCTCTCCTTCCTCATCGCCTATAACAGCAAATCCATCCGTACCAAAGTGCACACATTCTCCGCCCACATAGGTTGCAAGCTGCTCAATAGACTGCTGATAGGTATCCTGAGTATGATTACCGGGCATGTGTCCAGAGATCCAAATAATTTTGCGCATTACAATTCAGTTTTGGTCTGGAAAATTAGTGCCTTTCTTATATCTCTCTATTTCAGCATCACGAATATAGCTCACAAGTTCCTTCTTTATTCCAAGTTTGATGGCGATGTGATAGGCTACTTCCAACGTGACCTTGTCAGGCACATGTGCATATATGCTAAATAGAGCAAGGGCTATTAACTCCTTCTCTTTCTTACTGAGTGTCACTAATATGGATTCGGACAGTTCGGGTTTGGAAGCCTTCTTGATAGCCTTATGGGTAGGCTCATACATTATGGCCAGTACTGCACAGGCGCTTATAACCATCATGCTGACATACACCAGTACGAGATTACCCGATCTCAGAGAGAAGTCAAATACGAAGAGCATTGGAACACCTACAATGAGATATACAAGTTGTCGGTTCATAAAAAGATTTTTGAGATTAATCTACAGATTTGATTATATAGTCTCCGCTCACTTCAATAAGTGTATCTCCTTTATGATAGTAACAACCATCACTATTCTCAGAGTTATTAACAATTCCATTGAATTTGTCATAGAATACTGTATCGCCGCCACTATACATAATTACTTCATAGGTACGAGATCCCATCTGAAGGTCACGATTACATCCTTCGCATGATCGTGCACAGCCAGCCAGACCAGTACAAAGCACCAGATAGATTAATAGTTTTCTCATATAAATAGTCGTTTTTAGTGTTGTAATAAAAAAGGGTATCGCATTTCACGATACCCTCCATTTTGCAATAACAATCCAAATCTAACGAAGAGCATTTTTTTTGATTTCAGGTCTGATCACCAAGATACGAATATTATGCCTTAGGTAGCTTTTCACTATGTGCCAGCCAGTCTTCAGCATATTCGGCAAGAAGTGGCGCAACACCCAGTTTCTGGGCAATAGTTCCCACCTCTTCAGGTGTAATCTGTTCTTTGTGTCTCAAGCCCAGGCCAAATAGGGCCAGTGCAAGTAAACTCTTCTCTCTCTCCGAGAGAGGTGTATTATTTTCCATGTTTGAGATCCTCCCTGATCTCCATAAGCAATTTACCCAGTAGGTTTTGACCTTTATTATCACTGATTTCAACACCCCATATTCTATCACCCCAGTTATTCCACTCAACAATGACCTCAATTCCTGTGGCTTTGAGCATTATAGTCCAGGGTTCGTGTGAAAACTTCTCCAATAGTGCCTTTTTCATCACGTCCCTTTTCACAAGCTCCCAGTCAGGACGCAGCTTAGTCTTTCTGCCCCATTTCTTAGATCCGGAAGGAGACATAATAGCTACTCTCTCCCAATCATCCGGATCAAGAGATTTCATAGCCTGGTAATAGTTCTCAACGCTGTTGTACCGGATTCCATCAATGGTTATTGGAGAAGAGAGCATATTACTAAACCAGTTATGTATCCATCTCCCGTTGTACTTGAACTCAGCAGGACGATGCTCAGACCAGTCCGTATTATTTTTATTGTCCATAATTGGTAAGCGTTTTGGCCGTTTGTTTCCCTGCTCTGTCAGCTCTGCTTTCAGCCTCAATAGGAATCTTCTTACTCTCAGAGAGCTCCTGATTACGTTCTTTGATAGCTATTTCATCAGTTATCCAGCGCTGCAGTATTTTCAACTCACGGACACTGAGATCCTGCATAATGTTCTTAGCAGTTAATATTTTGCTCATATATTAGGATTTAATGTTTTTGCCAGGCTTGTATTTACCAGGGAATCGGTCACCATGCCAAAGGATAGGCTTTTTCAGTGCCCTTTTCATCTGTCTGAGTGACCACCTGATACCCTTTTTATCTTCAGATCCAACTATAATAGGCTCTGTCGTATAGGATTTGGGCTTACCCTTTTTGTAATAGACCTCATGCATTTGCAGATAGACTTCATCTTTTGCATCTTCTGTTGGGGCATGAGCCATAATGCGATAGTTCCAGTGAGATTTGGGTTTATGTGCCATTTTATTGCGATTAAGATTAAAAAGAGGGAGATTGCTCTCCCTATGCCTTATATTACGCGGGTACAGTTCTTATGATTTACCTGGCGTATGACCTGTTTCATTACGCCTGGCTTGTAATGATGAGCTGTTGCGAATTCCACCTGCAGTTTATCACTGGCATACAGATTAATAGATTTTACTATGCATTCACCAATAATAACAGAACGCGTCTTCCAGTCAGGTTTGTAGATAGCGTCGTCTGGATGTGGATCTACCCATCCTATCACAAGTGTGCCATCTTCTCCTTCTTTATTCGCATCGTAATATTCCACTCTTTCTGTCTCTGTGCAGATAACTCTATCGCCTTCCTTGAAATCAATGCTATTATCATAGCCATTGAGAGCATTATAAATATATCCTATATTGCCCTTCTCAACAGCTGATCCAATAACAGCATGGCTTAGCACCTCGCGGTGCTTATAGTCTTCAGGCAATAGATCAAGGAACTTACGGTTGATCATGTCAACATCTACTTCAATACTGATTGTCTTGTTGAAAGGTGGCATTTGGGTGATTGATTCATTCACCACATGTAATGATTTCATACTACGCTAAGTTTGAATTGTTTACAAATCAGGTTTTATCTGTTTCGACCCTCAATTAGGTCATAAATATAGAGAGCTACTGCTGTGAGGATACAGCGTACTGTAAGGGCGCAATGTATCTCAACCCTATCCTTATTCCCTCCCTCTAACCTACCTTGCTACTTAAAGCCACGAGGATTCATGTAAACTGTGCTACCAGTTTGGGAACAGTACTAATAACTCTCTTTATTTACTTTTCATCAGCACGAACAATAGTCCGTGGACATAGATTTATTATTATTCATATTGTTCTGGTTTAATACCCATCTGAAGTTTCACTTTCACAATGGAAATAATATGTATTAGCTCAAACCATGTCACAGGCCCATCTTTTCGCTCCCTCTTTACCATCTCCTCAGAGATAAGTGCAAGGATTATATCAACTACTTCATTTGGATTATTGCTCATAAATACAGTATTATTTAATCGTAAAATATTGGTTGCCTGCGCTATTAAGTATGATCTCATTATTTATCAACACAGAGTTCATATGCTTACATCACTAATGAGACCATACTATAGCGAGTCACTGATCACATCAAACACCATTCAATAAAATGAACAATCAACGAAAAGGCCAAAGGTTTCTCACCTCACAAAGGATATTCATTATCAGCCAGTTAAGCACAATGTATCCTATCTCTGAGAGAGAATAATATCCATTTCTATTTATAGCCATTATAGGGTAACCATTAAATATCCCGCAACAGTGGCCTATTAGACAATGAGTACAATGATTAGCATAGTGGGATAAGAGATCAGTTAAACTGTAGAGTATAAGAGTGGACAGATCATAAAAAAACAGTAGTCCATATCGTTTTTATATGCCTGTCCAACCCTCTTATACACTCACATAACTGTCTGACAATCAAATCTATCCGTAGGTTTTGCATCACATCAAAGATTTCACCTCACATCAAGCGTTTTTCATCACATCAAGGTGATAATCAAAGTGTTACGGGGCGAAAATAGAACCCCGAAGGGGAAGAGCGCGAATTAGATCGCGCCCTTCAGCTGGGCAATCATCTTATCGCTCAACTTCAGCGAATCAAGTGCCTGGCTCTCAAGGATTTGCAGATCAATCTCGTTCTGCTTACGCACTTTCGCAAGGCGACCTTCATTCTTAGCGACGCCTTCGAGCTGCGCAATAGTACCATATGCCGTCATCTGCCAGCCCTTGCGCGTAATCTTCTCACCAGGATTCAGCGGATCATCGCTCTGATACTCGCTCTCAGTGAGATTCACCTCGACGATATTGCCTGATTCCCAGTCCTTTAGGAATTCAGGAGTAATGACGAATCCCTTACCGTCGTACCTGGCACGATAATAAGGCTGACCCTGATTTGGGCCGCTCGAAATAGTTTGCTCGGCTTTATCTACGCCGATTGCAGTGTAAACGTCTGCACCACTTACTTTAGCCATAAAGTTGATATTTTTAAGTTATGAAGAAACACATAATCACAAGTGCCCCAAAGGGTTATGGGGGGGTACCCCCGACCTGCGCTTTGACCGGGGGGTCATGGGATGGTGTACCTATCCAACCTATACACATAAAAAGCTTTCAAAAATGGGAGAAAAAATGGGAAATCATGGTTATGCGAAAACTTTTGGTGCAAGGAAATGACAATCAAGAGAATATGAAGAAAGCTAACAAGTGTTAGTGGAGCCAAAACCCGGGTTTTTTCAAGCCCCACCGTTAGTAAATCTTAAAGGATTTGACTCGAAAAAGGTAGAGGGGTTCAACATAGGACTTATCTATTCTGCCATTGTAGAGAGTGGCGTTTCGAATATTTAGTCTGGGGTTGATCCATATAAGCACTTTGGTCTTTTGGGTAAGCCGCCGCTCGAAGCATGATTTCTTGTAAGTGAACATGGAAGGCAAATGTAGGTTACTTTTGTTTATACTAAAAACCAAGAATATGAATGAACAGGAAGATCCTATTTTGGAAGGTTTGAAGAAAGCGGTTGAGGATATGGAAAAGCGGGACAAGACGGGACTTAGCATGGTAGATATAATGAGGCCACAGCAGATGTTGTTTAATTATTTGAGGGCCAAGATGGCTTATGATGTGGAACAATCCGTTCGCCAGGAACATCTCAGCTCTCTCAGAGAAAAGAGTAACTTTGGAATGAGCTAAACCCGAACAAATATGGAAGCCTGTCATTTGATACTTTTTGAGTTGCGGACCGGTAAATTCTTTCGGACCAGGACACAAGGGTTGGATCTGCTTTTTGTGATAAGCAGGATACTGCAACATGGTGGGTATGGCATACATGCGATCAATGGCGAGTTACACCTAACCTCTCTCAGAGGAAGGAAGTATATTTGAATTATGAAGCGAGGCAGCATTGGAATTGTTGTTCGAACTTGAGTAATTTTATAAAAATGGATAAGATCAATGTGCAGAAGGTAGAGGAGCTGGTGGGCCAGGTCACCTGGTGGCTTGACAGGCCGGGGGTGAAAGTTGATAGGGTTGCCGGGTTCTATAGGTTTAGAGGTAGCCGGAATAGTGATGGTATATTTATACTGTCAGAGCAGGGTGTAAAATTACTACCATCGTCTCTCAGAGAAAGAATAATAAATGTATGATTATACAGACTGGTGTGGAAGGAAAGAAGAAGTGGGACGAGCGATGGGCCGAAAGTGCTACTATGCAGGCTCCCCAAAAAGGTAAACCAAAGGTTATGATGAATATACAGGATCCATATGGGTTGATTGAAAGTATGTACCCCAGGCTTTGGGGGCCGGTTAAGAGGACGGAAATAATGAGGCTCAGTAGGATAGAGCAGTTGCAGGTGATATATGATCATTATAAGGAAGAGGATAAAAAGGTAGAACTTAGCCGGCATAAGGTTAAGGATATTGTGGAGCTGGTGTTTGGTGGACATGAAATTGGGATTGAGGAGACAGATGAAGTAAATGAGTATGGAAGGAAGAAGTATAAAGTGGGAGCGGATGCTAAGGTATACTGGACTGATACTCCGGGCATCATCTATCTCGGAGAAGCGTTGAAGGAGAGGGAGAAGAATTAATGTTGTGGTAAGAGATTTGTAATATATTATGGTATGATAATGATCCAGGCTTCAGTAGTAGAAATGATGCTTATCATCAGCTTGGCGGTAGTAGTAGCGGCGCTGCTGGCACTTGGATGGGTGAGAAGAGGTTGTGGGCCGAGGATGTTTCTGGAACTTAAATTTGATAACGTAATAATTAAAGGACAAATTATGGCAGTGACATTGACAACTACCCAGTTTGTAGAAGGTACTCTACAACCGGTGGATTCAAAGGGCAGACCCGCCCAGGTAGATGAGAACTCGGTGGAGTTCATGTCGAGTAACCCGGATGTTTTTGTGGTAGAAGAAGATCCGAATGATCAGCTGAAGGTGAAGGTTATAGCAGTTGGTGAAGGAGTAGCTGAGCTGAGATATACTGCAGATGCTGATCTGGATGATGGTGAGGTTGTGACAATTGAGGGATTCACAGCAGTGGAAGTTTTGCCGGCAATGGCGATAGGATTTGGGATATCTTTTGGTACCCCACAGGAGCAGCCATCAGGTGGATCAGGTCTGACAAGTTCGACAAGTATAACACCGTAGTTAGAATGGAACAGTTTGATCCGAACCATCTCCGACTTCTCTCAGAGAAAAATAGAAGGATCATTATCTTGCAGGATGTATACGAAGGAATTTTTTGCAGTCCCGATCAGGATATATAATGGAGTTGACTATAGGATGGCAGAGGAGACGGAGAGATTGACTGGTGTACCGGCTGATCCCGAATGGGCTGTTGGAACGGCCAGGTTACATAGGAGTATTTTTGAGAATGGCAGGCTTTATTGGTATGAAGGATTTTCGAGGAACAGGACAGTTGAAGATATTGAACAAGATGGATTTGATTTGACTATTATATGTACACAGGATTATGGAGAGTTTGTTTGTGGTTGGAAGAAACAGGAATTTGAGAAAAGGTTAAATGAGTTTATGTCATCGGTTAGATAGGTTTTTAAGGTAAGACCTCTGCTTAAAGGCAGAGGTTTTTTTCGATCTGGTCATAAAGTATATAGCTTTCTTTTTACACCCACCCCCCTCTGACTTTCCAGTCAGGGGGTTTTGTTTTTCAATATCTTGCATTAACTTCATAGATTAAATGATGGTACAGAAGATCAGGAAGAAGTATAAAACTCCAAAGGAAAAAGCGGTAACTTATCTGACAGTACTGAATGTATTGAATGGGGGTAGCTTAAGGAAGATGGAGATAGACCTGCTTGCACATATAGCAACAGGTGGGACGATAACAGATTTTATTAAGGTGGCACGTAGTTCGCAGGCCAGTGTTGGGAATATGAGGTCACGCCTTCTCAGAGGAGGGTGGCTCATAAAGCAGGATGACTTTTTGAGAGTGAACCCTGCAGTGGAGTTGAACTTTGAGGATAAAATAAGTTTGCAAATAAGCCTGGAAGATGGATAAATTTAATGAAGAGCTGACGCAAAAGGTGGCCACTGATCTGGGAATGGATAAGGAGATAGTCAGAAAGATTGTGAGTTTCCAGTTCAAGGATATTCTCAGAGCTGCTCGCACTTCAAGAAATATGGAAATGACCTGGTTCGGTAAGTGGTATGCCTCTCCCGGAAAGTGCCGTAGACATATCGCAAGGTTAATTGATCTGGAGAAGAAAATTGAGGATAGACTTAACCGTGAGACAGATATGAGTGAGCTCAAGATCAGCAGCTGCAATGCCAAACTCAAAAGTATTAGAGAAACGATTGAGTTTCTAAGATCAAAAATGGATTATGAAGTTAGATATAAAGGGGTTGCTGGAGGGAACATGGAACAGTCTGTTTGTGAAGGAGTCAGTAGAGATAGTAGCCACGCAGAGACTGAACATTTGCAGGGGATGTTCATACAACTCGGATCACCAGAAAAAGTTCAACAATTATAAAAGTTTCCGCCCAGATGTTCATTGTACAATATGTGGGTGTAATCTGGAGCTGAAGACCAGATGTATGTCTTGCGAATGCCCCATTAAGAAATGGATGCCCACTCTCTCAGAGGAAGAGGAGAGACGGATGGAAGAAAAACTCAAAGAAGATGACAATACGAGTGAATGATGTTAAGATAGAAGATTTGGAAAGGATCATCATAGAGCTGAAAAGCGAATATGAGCGGGTAGATATTGTTGTTGATGACGAAACCCGGACATTGCATATCTTCCCTGTGGAAGAACCGGAAAAGATTGTTTTCAGAATTACGGATATGAATATCCGTGATCTTATATAACTAAAAGACTGTTATGACTCACGAGGATTATGTATTCTCGTCGCCCGATTGGCTGAACGAGCGCAGATCAATACAACATACTATCTATGCAGAGCACGATTGGGTTCGGGAATATGTAGAAAGGATCCTCTCAATGAAGGAGATACCTGAGTATAAGTGTAAAGCATCTGCCAATTGGGATACTACCAGAGGACTCGTTCATTATTTTGAAGCTCAGCTTGGAGAAGATATACCACACAAAGTGCGCACGAAGTTTCAAAAGCGGGTTTCTGAATTTATCAATAACGAAATACAAATGATTGTTCATGGCTACCAGGAAGAAGAATAGTTATATAGGTCAGGATCTGGAGTGGCTCGAAGCCAAGGCATCAGAACTCCGAAAGTACTGCGACGAAAATCCTGTGTCCGATCTCAGAGATAGAATAACTGCAGGTAAACTGACGGCAACTATAGAGCAACAAATCAAGTGTATCCGGGATACACTGAAAGACTATATAGATATCCTGGCAGCAATCGACGAACTGCGTGAAAAGAAAGAGGCCAAGCAATCTACTGTTCGTGGAAATCACGAACTTTCCCCTCTTGAAACTAAAGATATCTGATGCAAGAGTATAGGCAGGACACAGTCAATATCTGGTTCCCCAACCAGAAAGAGCCGGTGTACGATCCACAGGATGCCCGGGCGATGCGTGCCTTCAAAGCTTATTGGAACAAAGAAACCGACCGACTAAAATATGGATTTAAGCTGGGCGAAGTGTCTGTTTCCGGGTGGTTGTATTGGCATACTGTATACTGGAAGATAGTTACTTATATAGAAGATGCCCGCTCCAGCAGAAAAGTACGCGTCACCTGTACGCCATTTCTCAGAGACATAGAATGGGACATTGCCGGCGACTTCACTGCTTGTGAAGACCAGGGCAAATTCTATATCCTGGTAGGGGCCCGTGACTTCGGAAAATCTGTAATGGCTGCCTCCCGTGCTGGATGGCTATATACTATGTTCGATAAGTCCGAAGCAGTGATCAGCTCAGGCGAGGGGACATTCATTAAACTGGTCACCGATAAAATAGAAGATGGTCTTATTAATATACATCCCATCTTCCGGAAGCAGCGCCTTACTAATGACTGGAAACGGGAGATCACCGCAGGCTGGAAAGATAAGGCTACCAACACCGCTTCTGATAAATCATCCTTGTCTTCGATAAAAATTCGTAACTACGAGATGGGGTCAAAAACGATGGCAGCTCAAGGTACCCGTCCGGGCTTTCATCTGATAGATGAGATAGGGGCTTTCCCCAATGTTATAGCATGTACAAAAGATAGTGAAGGTGCCTGGTGGTCAGGCGAAGGCGATAGTTCGAAACCATCGTGCCTGGCTATGCTGGCAGGTACAGGCGGTGACATGGAAGTAGGCGCAGAAGCAGCTGAAATATTCCGTAATCCGGACTCTTATAACATGCTAAGTTTCCAGGATACTTACGAAGGGTTGGGAAGGATAGGCAGATTTGTTAATGCATTGAAGGCCAAGATGGCTTTTAAAGAAGAGAAGTTTTTATCCGAATATCTCGGTATAGAAGAAAGAGCAATATCCCACGTTAAGATCAGGGTAGCTAATGAAGAACGAGCTCTTAAAGAGTGGTGGGAACCTGCCTATCAGCGAGCACTCAAGAGCGGTAACCTGAAAACCATTCTTAAATTCAAGGCATATCAGCCACTCAATCCCAGCGATTCGTTCTTAGTTATCACTAAGAATGATTTTAATACAGATGCGGCTCGTTCTCAGCAAGCAAGACTCAGAGGGCTGGAGAAGACCGGCAAACTTGTATGGTTATATCACGATGGTGAGAAGGTAAGACATGACTTCACGGATAAGGTTCCCATTACCCAATATCCAATTAAGGATCAGAATACAGATGCTCCGGTAGTTATCTGGGAATTTCCGATAGAGGAGGTTCCACCATTTGGGCTTTATACTGCTGGCGTTGACCCTTATCGTCAGGAGAATTCTGAATGGAGTGAGTCATTAGGTGCTGTATATATCTTCAAGCGCATACATGATATACAGGGGGAGAAGTACCAAAATATGCTGGTAGCTTCTTATGTGGCCAGACCTGGCAGCAAGGAAGTATGGAATGAACAGGCACGTCTGCTGATCAAGTATTACAATGCGTATACATTAGTAGAGAACGATGAGTATAGTTTCATTGACTATATGATCAAGAAAGGAGATGCAGCTATCTACCTGGCTCCCCAACCTTCATGGCTAAGAGAAGTTTCACCTAACTCCAGAGTTTATAGGGATTACGGAATCTCACGTGCCTCAGAGAGGGTGAGAAGGCATCTTGATGGCTTATTCAAAAAGTATCTTGATGAGCCTATCCTCATCGAAAAGGATGAAAATGGATCTATCATACGCGAAGTTCTAGGTATTACCAAGGTATTTGATTCCATGCTGTTGGAAGAAATTATTAGATTTAACTTCGACGAAGGTAATTTTGACCGGCTTGTGGCAGCTGAACTGGCAGTAGTAATGGCTGATCACCTGAATGCGCAGTTTTATGTATCTGATACGAAGATAGATCCGAGGTTAAAAGCATATTTCGGTAACAAGCGCAATACAGCACGATCGGTGATAGATATGTCTGCCAGGACAAACGCCATGAAGAAATCACATGGGTCTAAACTCTTTATATAATGCCTATCATCATTCATTCGGAGTACCAGAATATGGACTGGGCCAGGTGGAATATCTACCCGGATCAATTTGTTACTGAAAAGGAGAAGCGTGGCAAGAACTGGGTCAAGTCCAATATGGACTACTTTGCCAATGTAGCTTATTCACAATTCATAAAGGCCAAAGATACGTTTGTGCGTAACTATAATCTGGTGAAGGGCATCATAGGACCCAGAGATTTTTATATAGAAGAGGCCCCATCTGATATGCAATCTTTCGCAGAGACACTTCTCAAGGAAGTCGAACTGCCTCCACATGTAAAACATTATCCAATACTCAACCCTCCACTTAATACAATGGTCGGTGAGTTGTCCAAGCGACCCGATCAGGTAAGGATAAAAGCCATGGATGAGGAATCCAAGAATGAACAACTGCAGTATATGACAGAGGTAATGCAGAATTACATCCTGGAAAATGCTATGCAGCAAATAAGATCGAAACTGGCGATGGCAGGAGAAGAGGTGGAAGAGGAACAACTTCAACAGATGTCGCTGGAGCAGGTTCAGGAATATCTTACGGATTACACTTCTACTGCTGAAAAGTGGGGCAATCATGTAATCGAAGCTTTGAAGGTAGAACTCAACATGAAGGAGTTATCTGAAGATTGCATGCGCGATCTGTTGATAAGCTCCAGGGAATTCGCTCATGTGTTTGAAAATAACAGCAAGCTTGGTCTGGGTGTGGAGAACCTGAACCCAAAGAACGTATGGTATCTTACACTTCCCGATAAAAAATATATTCATAAGGATGCGTTCGCTGCAGGTACAGTACATGTAATGGAACTATCTGAGATCATTGAGCGCTTTGATCTGACTAAAGATGAAATAGATCATCTGCGAAAAGGTGTGCGCGAGCTCTCGCTCTTCTCTCCGAGAGAGTCCAACTTCGAGAATCCTACAACCAGTGGTTGGGATTCGATCAAATATGATACTTACTCCCCTTATATAGTTCAGCAACGATTATTCATCGAATCTCAACTGAAAGAGAATACGGATTCTTTGGGCAATTGGCTTGGTCTGTCTTCGAATGTCAACACGTTCGGGAATAAATATGTTGTTGTGCAGGCATATTGGCTGAGCAAAAAGAAAGTGGGCCAACTTACATATGTGGATGAGAGTGGTGAGGAGTTCAGTACAATGGTGGATGAGAATTATCGTAAGGTACCCGGTGAAATATCTATCGAATGGAATTATGTGAATCAGTGGTACAAGGGATATAAAATTGGTTCGGATGTATACAAGGTAGAACCCTACGAGCTGCTCGATCACTGTCCTATAATAGGTGTGGTGCATGAAATCAAGAACGTTAATGAAGCAAAGAGCCTGGTGGATATGTTGAAACCTTACCAGGTATTGTATAACATCTGCCTTAATCAATTGTACCAACTCCTGGAAAAGGAAATTGGTAATGTATACCAAGGATCTATCCGGCACGTACCAACACCAAAGGATGGTGATGGACAAGATGCGCTAGATATCTGGGAATTGGAAGCACGTAAACGTGGTATTGTTATGATTGATGATTCGCCAGAGAATCTCAAGAGTCCTTCCAACTTTAATATGTTTAAGAATGTAGATCTTACACGTACCAGTGAGATCCAATCCAGATACACACTGGCTCAACAACTCAAGATAGAGGCATGGGAGCTTGTAGGTATTACGCGCGAGCGCACGGGTGGGGTGGCTGCCACACAAACTGCAACAGGCACCAATGCAGCGCTCTCTCAGAGCTATGCTCAGACAGAACCCTATTTTGCACAGCACGAATATGTCATGAATGATCTGTATCAGGCAATGCTTGATGCAGTGCAGTATATAGAAACCAAGAAACCATATTCTACTATCTCATATGTAAATACGGAAGGAGAACAAGGTTTCATACGCGTAAATGGAGAGGATATCTCCATGCGCGATCTCAAAGTATTTGCTACATCACGCGCAAGGGATGTACAGGAGTTCCAGGAATTCCGTCAGCTTGCCCAACCAATGTTGCAGAATGGTGCTACACCATATGAAATCTCTGTACTATACAGCACTAATTCTGTACGACAGATGAGACAGATCTTCAAGAGTCTCAGAGATAAGATGGAGGCAATGCAACAGCAACAGATGCAAATGCAACAGCAGGAAATGCAAAATCAGCAGGCTATAGCTGAGGCTAATCTACAGGCACAGATGCAACAACAGGAGATTGATCGCCAGTTCGAAGCACAGCAGAAAGAGCTTGATCGTATGAATGACAGAGAGGTTGAGCTTATCCGTGCCGCAGCAAGAGGAGCTGACCGTACTCCGGACAACTCTACCACTCTCTCTGAGATAGATGATAGACGTATAGATCAGGCTACTGCTGATAGGGAACTGGAATTGAAACGCCAACAGCTCGATCAGAAACAGAGAGAGAACCAGGATTATATCTCACTTGAACTTAGGAAGATCCAACTTGAGAAAGAGAAGCTACGTGCCCAGATGGCCGACAAAAAGGCCGATAGAGCTCTCAAAAGGCAGCAAGTCAAGACCAAAAAGAAAACATAACGCTATACTGAGCAAAAAAATCATACTTAACACTCGCGTAACACACTGACGAACTATAATTTTACGCATATCAAAAACAACTAAATATGGCGGAAAGACAGGAGTTCGCCCTCTCCGCAGGAGAATTGGGTATCCTTTCCACAGAAGAAGTCATTGCCGGTGAAAATTTTCTGAACTCTAATCCTGATGATATTACACTCGCCCCACGAAAGAAATCCTCCAAGAAAAAGCAGGAAGAAGACGAAGATGAATCTGAAGATGAAATCGAAAGCAAGGAAGACAAGTTAAAGATCAAGGAAAAGAAGCCTATTAAAGAGGCAGTTGCTATACCCAATGAGCTAAGTGAGGAGGATATGTTCACCTCATTCACTACTGATAATGAAGATGAAGAGGAAGAAGAGGAGGAAAAGCCGGTTGAGAAAAAGGAAAAGAAAGTCGGAGCTCAAAAAACCTTAGAGTCTGCACCAGACAAAACTGAGGAAGGGATCGAAGAACAATCTACCGAAGGAGAAGAGGAAGAATCTGTCTATTCTACAATCGCTAAAGAGTTAGTGACTCATGGTATAATCACACTGGATGAAGGAGAAGAGGAAGTCCAGATAGAAACTCCGGAGGAGTTACTGGAAAGATTTCAGTACGAAGGTCAGAAACATGCTACCGCTGTTATCAATAAGTTCCTCGGACGTTTTGGAGATGATTACAGAGAAATGTTCAACAGTGTTTTTGTAAAAGGGGTTAACCCACTCGACTACCTGAATCGTTATGCCAAGATAGAAACTGTCAAGAACCTTGACCTTTCTGATGAGGGTAATCAGGAAAGAGTGGTGCGCGAACTTTATCGTACAGAAGGTCGCTCAACTGAGTATATTGAAAAAAGGATTACTCAACTCAAGAATTATAGTGATCTGGCTGATGAAGCTACTGAAGCACAGCGTATCCTTGTTCAACGCGAGGAACAAGCTGTCCAGGAAGCTGAAGCTAATAAGGATCAGGAGAATAAACGCAAACAGATGATCCGTAGTGAGTACATCACCAATGTCTCCAGAATACTCAATGATAAGATACGTACCAAGGAGTTTGATGGTATACCCATAGACAAAAACTTTGCAGAACGTACTTATGCATATATTACTCAGGAGCGTTATGAAACGAAGGATCGACAGACACTAACTGAGTTCGACAAGGATATTCTGGATCTGAATCGCCCGGAGAATCACGAGATGAAGATCAAACTTGCTATGCTCATGCAGCTTCTCAGAGAAGATCCGACACTATCTAAGCTTGCTAAAAAAGCTGTAAGCAAAGAAACCAACGAGCTATTCAAGGGATTGAAAAGAACCGCCATAAAATCAGGAGATCAGCCAAAGAAAAATTCGGAGCCAAAGAGTTGGTTCCAATCATAAGATAAACAAAAACTGTAAAGTAAAATGGCCTTACAAACAATACCTGGATTTACTGGGTTTGCGTATGCCCGAGTTGCCTCGATGGACAAACGCGCTGTCGGTAAGCTTACGGACACTAACCACCTGGAAAGCTTTCACACCACAGACCCGGCGGATTATGACAAGAAGATCATATCCATTTATACCCAGAGCTCGCTATATGCGAATGATTTTCTGGATATGATTAACAAGTCCACACCGTTCTATATCAACACTAATTCAGACGCGTGGAAATGGGATATCGAAGTACCTTATAAATTCCCCAAGATTACTGAGATTCCTACTCAAACCGTCAATCTTACCACTCCTGGTATAGATGGTCAGGAGTTCTGGATCATCATGGACTCAGCCGAGTTTACCCAGAACGCAATCATTACCCCGCATAAAATCTATGGTCCTCAGTTTGTTGTACTTAAGGATCCTCAGCCAGCCAATCGTGGTTTCCTCTATACCCTTGCACTTATATCCAACAACCCCAAGACGGAGTTTGTGGATCCAACATATTTGCAGGCAGGTATAGAGTATACTCTGGTGAATGCCTCTATCGGTGAGTTCGACGAAGATCTGCTGGGTCTGCCTCGTATGGCTGAGAAGATTACCATGTTTGAATCACTTGGATCTGCAGTAGGTTACAAACACACCATCACTGGTTGGGCAGATGACCGCATGCTACGCAATAGCAATGGTATGCCTTTGGATCTGATGGTATATATTAATGGCAAGCGCAATGAGAAGCCAGTCACCCGTCATGACATCCGTTGGGAACCCTTTATCGAATTCTGGATGCGTAAAGCGATGATGGATCTGAAGGTACAGAAGATGATCTGGGGTAAGCCAGGTACAGTGCGTACCCGTGGTGCCAAACAAGAAATTAAAAAGGTATCTGCTGGCGTGTACTATCGTATGCGCAATAATGGCAACCTGGTTCAATATAATCGTGGTGAGTTCTCCACCAACATCCTACGTGCAGTATTTGGAGACTTGTTCTATCGTAGGGTAGATGTGAAGGATCGTCGTGTGAAGATTTATACCAATGAGGCTGGCTTCGATGTATTCGATCAGGCTCTGAAGGAAGACGCATTAAACTCAGGTCTGACCATTATAGCTGACGAACGCTTTATTCAGGGTGCAGAGCAGAAGCTTACCTTGAACTATGCCTTCAGCTCGATGGTAACTCGTGAGACTGGTAGAATAGAGCTGGTTCACTTAAAAGAACTGGATCTGCCACAATCTAACCTGGAGTTTGGCCAGAACAAGAAATCAACTCCACTCTTCCTGGTATTTGATGTATCTCCAGAAGGAGATGGCACGCTGCGCAACAACATTCGTGAAGTGCGCATGCAAGGTCGTCCATCAATGACCTGGGGTTATATTGATGGTCGTCGTCATCACCTGGGCGCTTTCCGCTCTCAGGGACACTCAGCTGCCAACATGTTTGATGGTTATACCATCTTCATGGATGACCGCTACGACGTGTTCATCGAAGACCTTTCAAGATGTGTTGTAATTGAGGAAGTACCTCAGTTCTAAGATACAAAACGAGGAGGAGGACTGATTGAAAGCTGTCCGTCTCTTCATCCCTCAGGGTGAAAGACCTATTGGCTCGCAACCATGCTGAGGGGCACAAAACAACTAAATAATGGGTAGAATCGGTAAAATCAGCGTGATACCGAAGGACTTTAGTTCAGCCTTTCCGACCATGGAGAAATCTCTGAGAGAGAAAGGAATGAGTAGGATCCCTGGTACAGTAAAGATGATCTTTCCTTATAGGGAGCTCAATGGTAAGTACAGGACAGGACTTGATCCAGATGCCAAATACCTCGATAGAATCACTGATACTAAAATGAGGGACATCGAGAGGAATAGGATCATAGAACTTAGAAAGAAACTGGAGTATGAAAGTGGTCTTGATCTGTCTCCAATGTCACCATACTACAACTATACGTCCAAAGGTTCACATAAGAAGGTGGAACCTGTAAAGCTGATCGACGGAGATAATATATTCAATCTCGATGTTCCTTTACAATATATCACCTACTGCTGGTTAAAGGCACACCCAACAATAGCTTCCAGTCTGCAGGCTTACGAGCGGGGTGAGTATCCTCACGACACTCAATACTTCATCAATGATGAGGATGTGGAAAATGAGATACTCTATCGTAAGAAGAAAAATTCCAATGATGCTATCATTAAGTTTGATAGTTGGTCGCTGGAGAAGCGTCGTAAAGTTGCCCGATTACTGGGGCTACCTGTCACCGAGGATACCCGTGAGGAAGTTGTCTACAATATGGTAGATACATTCCTGAAGAAGCAATCCGCAGATAGCGGACCTTTCAAAGGGCAAGATCCCATCAAAGTGTTCTCAGTGTATGCAAATCTCAAAGATGATGTGTTGTATGTTAAGGATGTAGTAGAGATGGCATTCACACACCATATTTACCGGCTCAAACAAGGTGGAAAAGTTTATGAGGGAGAGCTGGAATTGTTTAAAGATAAGGAAGAACTGGTAGAGCATTTGCTCGATGATGCGCATCAGGAAGATCTCCTGGATCTGGAGCGGAAATTAAAACTCAAAAAGATAGCTGAAGTATGATAGTTGTAGAGAGCCTGCTGTACAAGATTGATCAAAAACTCAATAAAGTAGCGGCTCTCGATCATCAGATCATACCGCTTGAGAATAAGATATTGGCCCTTAACGAGGCCCAACTAAAGTTGGTAAAAACGAAGATCAGTCCAAACAACACATTGGGGTTAGGACTGGATAGTTTTAAGAAACGTTACGAGGATGTCGAGATCCTGATAGAGGTTCCTGGAGCACACCCCCTTCCTCTCATAGAGGATGATAACAAGCTCCATATGTGGACCTGTAATCTGGAAGATCTTGATCCTCAGTACATGTTTTATGTAGACAGCTATGTTGTGGCAGATAAGGGCGATTGTAAGAATCGTCTCATCTATGTAAACAACGATCTGGCAAAGCATGCTGATGTTGTAACACTTCTTAACAACTCCAATTACAAACCTTCGTTCGAGTACGAGGAAACCTTCTGCACCATCTCAGGGATGAGACTGGGTATCTATACTGACGGAACCTTTACTCCCAACACCATATATGTTTCATACATTAGGTATCCGCAGAAGATAGATTATCCAGGATATGTGAATTTCGATGGTACTGCTTCTGCTCATGCTGATTGTGAACTGAACGAATATCTGGAAGATGAACTCCTCAATTTTACTATTGAGGAACTGGCAATGGATACAGAGAATGTACCAGCAGTGCAGTTCACCCAACAACGAATAAAGACATCTGAATAACAATAAATCATAGAAAATGGATTACTCTTTAACGTCACTCTTTGTTGCTACTTCGGGTACCTTGGCATCCAGCGGTTCTACGCAGAACCTTACTGGTGGACAAATCGGAGTATTCCTGCCTGACTATACTATAGCAAATGCAGGTAATATTGCCGCTGCGAAGTACATCTACATCCGTGAGGGAAGAATTGAAACTATTCCCGGTCTGGGCAGCAAGACTTCGGACAAGATCGCTGCAAACAAGGTGATTGAGTGGTATAAAATCACAGCTGTTTCAAACATACCAACTCAGATCCAGTCTATAAGTGGTTGGAATCTGCAGTGTAGCCAGCAGGTAACCTTCTCGTTTGTTCTACATTCGAGCTACATTGATACTGGGTTCTTCAATGGTCTTACCCGTTCATTTGTGATAGATACTCCTTGTTGCGAATGTGGCGCAAATCCTTGTACGGACGTATCAGGTACAGCATTACAGAATTTCGTAGATGAGGCTGCTGCTAAGGGTAATGCAGATCCTATGCTCTCCCAGTTCCTGACCTTCTCCAGGTTTGGTACAGGTGACAACTCTGTCATGTACATTACTGAGAAGCCGCTGACAGTATATGGCAATCCTTGCGATCTGGAAGCTTACCCCTGGGAGTATGACAGGCTGTGGTTCCGTGCTTTCGTGATCAATGGTCCGGTAACTACACAGGACTTCATTGTGAATGATGCATGTGATATCATTGCTACTTCTACTGTAGTTCAGCGATCAGACTTTGGTACTGGATCTTCGGCAGAAATCGCGCAGATGGAAAAGGATTTCTACAGCTACCAGACAAGTCATTTCAAATCGCTTTATAAGTACCAAAGCTGGAACCAGGCTTTCCAAAGCTATGTGACAGCCGGTACCTACTATGATACATACTACATCAAGTACTATCCGTACGATGAGTATCTGGACACCTGGAATCCGGGCGTGCCTCAGGATCAAACAATCATCCTGGCATTCCCTACAGGTACAGGTACAGACTTTGAGACCTTACTGGAAGTGTATCTGGGAGACGTTGAAGATTTCAGTGGTACTAATCCAACAACTACTACCACTACATCGACTACATCTACTTCGACAACCAGTACAACTACATTGATACCGTAAGAGGGGTTTTTCATCATAATGCCGTTTCAGGCCAGGGGAGGAGTTTCCGCTCCTGGCCTTTTTTACTAAAAGACTATGATACTACCGCAGAAATATCAATGGTTGATGGATGAACCGGGTCCTAAGATGCTGGATGTAGCTCTCGCGCTATATGGCACCAAGGAGCAACCTGGTAATGCCGACAACGAAGAGATCCTATCTTGGGCCAGGGAACTGGGTCTGCAGAAGATCTATTCGGCGGATAGTGTTCCTTGGTGTGGACTTTTTATGGCTATTGTAGCTAAATGGGCTGACAAAGAGATTCCTACTGACCCATTATGGGCTCTTAGCTGGAAGAAATTTGGTAACCCATCCCCCTTACCATCTCTCGGAGATGTGGTAGTATTTAAAAGAGAGAAAGGTGGTCATGTAGCATTATATGTTGCTGAAGATGCAACGACCTATCATGTAATAGGTGGTAACCAATCTGATGCAGTGACTATCACTCGCATTATGAAGAATAGGGCAATAGCTGTACGCAGACCTATATGGAAAATTGCTCAGCCAGCGAATATACGGCCTATATGGATCTCGGCTGATGGTCAAATATCAACAAACGAGCAGTAATGGCTTATCCAGAGACATCACCTATATTAGACTTTGTAGTGGTAGATACCCACAACACCCTAACATTAGGGATTGCGGATACTTCATTTTATCCGTCAAATTTTGCAGTAACTAACCCTACATTGGAGATAACGCCGCCCAGTTTCATGAAGGCAACAGTGGCATATACAGCAGGTGCTATGACGGTATTCAATAGTAACACGCTCAACATCACCTGCGTGAGTGAGGTAAGCCAGTTAATTGATCTGCCAGATGGAATATGGACGGTCAAACAAACTATTGCTCCACCAATCACTTTCAATATAGAAAGAACATTTATCCGCACCACTAAACTGGAACAGAAATTTGGACGTGCTTTCCTGAAGACTGACCTGGTGCAATGCAATCAGGATGTAAAGACAGAACAGATGAAAGTGCTTGATGAGGTATGGTTTTATATACAGGCAGCTATAGCAGCAGCCAACCAGTGCAATAATCTATTGGCTATGAATCTATACAAGCTTGCCAATACTATGATTGACAACTTCCTCAGAGATAGGTGTAGGGGTGTTGCGCCGACTCTGTGGTGCTAAAAACCAAGTGTATGGGATGTGCCAGTAAAAAGTGCAAGAATCCAGACTGTAATATTCGGATGGCAGCTTGCCAACTGATCAATGGATATTGTGTAGCATGCTATGAAAAGTTTAAGAACACGACAAGTAAATTTATAAAGAGATGGTCGGATTTCTGGTAAAGGATTGTTCAGATTGCTCCTCTTTAGAGGATGCCATCTGTGCAGTTGATGCAGTACTGGCCCAGTATGGTAAGAATGGTTGGCAAAATGTAACGTATCTTACCACCCGACCGACGCCCTTTGGGAGAGTACGGGCACTGATTTATTATCGTAAGATACTTGAAGACCTCAGATGGAATCAAGGATTTTATTGCGACTATACAGTCGCACAGATAGTTTCCAGGGTAAATGCCCTGACAGCCGGAGTACAGAAAGTAGCAAGGGGGATATTTTTGCCGACGTATACCACGACGACAACTACCACCAGTACAACTACATCGACTACTTCGACTACGACATCTACAACTACATCCACGACGACCAGTACTACGAGTACAACGACAAGTACTACCACCAGTACGACTACTTCCACCACAACAAGTAGCACGACAAGTACAAGTACTTCTTCCACCACCAGTACTACAACCACTACAACCACTACAGCTTCACCGGAGCTAACGGTGACCAATAATGCCAATGTGGGTGGAGTTGCAGTATTGCTTGTGGAATACGATAGGTACCCGCCAAATGAAAATGGTCCTGCCACAGGTGCATACCCTGTGCTTGCAGGTCAGAGCAAAACAGCAGATATACCTGCCAGCTTTATTCCTGGTGAATTCACTATAACAGTTGACGGGGATCCGTTTGGTTATATACAGATTACTGGAAGTGATGATGTAGCTCAGTGTCAGAATTATAGCGGAGCATCAATATATACGTTCACAGGTGTAGTGGTGGACAACTCGCAGGCAGTGGTGATCATTGTTACAGATACAGGTAATGTCTGTACGACAACAACTACAACGACTACCACTACTACGACGACAAGTACCACAACTACAACTACAACAACACCTTAGATATGGCAATTTGTAGAGATTGTCTTCAAAATTGTGAAACAATACTGTCAGACAGATGTGTGCAGTATACGGGTCCTGATATCCCGGAACTGGGCATTTGCCAGGGAGATACTTTGTCTCAACTTGAAGCTGCCATAGTGGAGAGACTGCTTTCTCTTTCTGATGGTACAGGCATTACCATAGAAGAACTTACTGTATCTGGCTGCAGCTTCATGGAGGATCAGTTAGGCGTCCTGCCAAAAACGTTGCAGAATATACTACAGATTCTATGGAATACGGGTTGTACGCTTAAGGAGTTAATTGATGGGATAGATGAGCAGCTTGCCGATAATCCCGTATTTAATACAGCATGTCTTACAGGACTGGGCAGTAACCCAACAAGGGATGATATTCTCCAAGCCGCCGTTACCCTTCTCTGTGAAGTAAGTGCTACGGTGGATGAAATCCCAACAACGTACGTGCGCCTGAGTGATCTTACTAATCTGGTCATACAAATTATAAATGATAATGCTGGCACATCGCAGTTTAATAGCAGGATGGTACCTTATGTAGCACAAGCTTACTTTGGTCCGCTCAGCAATTTTGACTCGGGGGGGATAGGTGTAACAGCCCTTGGATATCAAAAGATATACCTATGCAATGGGCAGAACGGAACGCCTGATCTCAGAGGTCGGACAATTGTCGGTGCAATAAGAAGTGTCCCTGGTGGAAGCCTGGATGCTGCAGTAGATCCTGCAGTAAGCACCTTCAACCCCAATTGGGAACTATCTATGAAGTTTGGTGAAGGTGGTCATACACTTACCATACCTGAAACACCTGCTCATACCCATGGCGTGACAGATCCCGGTCACAAACATAACATCCTTGGTCAGACAGGTGGTGACAATAACGATAATAACAATACTACCCGGTTTGCAGGTGGAGATAAAGGACAAAATGAAAGTGGCTTCTTCTTCACCAATACAACAGCTTGTCAAACGGCAACTACTGGTATAACTCTGGGAAGCTCAGGTGGAGGACAGCCACATAACAATATTCAGCCTTCAATGGGCGCTAACTATATAATGTATATCCCATAATGGCCTGTACAAATTGCATACAAACAACTGCTACAGTAACTGGATTTGTTCCAGCTAACTGCACCAGCACTACTCCCTGCGCACTTGATGCAGCCTGTGTAATATATACAGGACCTGCCCTTGAATGCTCAGGTATTGAGACTAATGATGACCTACAGACAATCTTGCAGAAGATAGATCCATTACTGTGTGCATCAACAGGAGATTACTCGCAGTATAATACATTCTGTCTTGCGCCTATCTCCACACAGCAGGAATTTGTTGAATCCATCTCCGCCTTTGTGTGCGATCTCAGAGATGAGTTCGATACATTCGTAGATACTACCTTCCCTGCTTACCAGACTACTATTGATGGAAGGCTGGATGCCCTGGAAGTGCCAGGTATTACGTGTGCTACTGCAAGTGTAACATCAGGAATGACCCTACAGCAAGTGCTGAATGCTTACTGTACTAAGTTCGGTGCTATAGATGCGCTGCTCGATGTATCTGCAGCAGACTGGAGCAGCTGTTATGTAGTTAGTCCTGCTCCGGATACTCCAGAGGAAGGATTCAATATACTCATTGACCAGATATGCCTGCTGAAAACAGCTGTCGATGCAGGAGCTGTACTCCCAACTTTCAATAATATAGGAAGTTGTTTGCCTGCACCGCTCACGGCCAGTGACACATTGGTAGATACTGTCAACAAAATCAAGACAAGACTTTGTCAGACTGGTACTCTGGATACTACTACGCTCACCTGGGGTTGTGTAACGCAACCATCGGGCGCACAGAACCTGCAAGATACACTACAGAATATACTCACCCGGGTCACAGCTATTGCTCAGGCATTGCCTACCCAGTGGTCAGGAGACTTTACTATAAGTAATGTAAGTAACGGGAATCTGTGTCTGGGTAAGAATGTTGAGCTTGCTCCATTGGTGAATGCAGACAGATTATTTGCTGTAACAGCATCAGATATGTCTCCTGGTGTATTCCAGGATAAAGTTGTCCCAGGAACCAATATAACATTTGACTTCCTGACTATCCCTGACTCTGTGATAATAAATAGCACAGGTGGATCAGGAACAGGAGATCATAAAGTAGCCGTAGATGGAACAGATGGCAGCCCGGATTATCTGGGAGCCAAGATCACAGCAGGTGGGGTCACCAATGGTATTCAGGTAATACCATCAGTAGATACCACCAATGAAGTAGTTGTACTCAACGTAGGAGTAAATGCGGTTACACTATTTCAATCATTGATTGATGCATTGCAGACAGATACAGGTTTATATCAGGCATTTTGCTCCGCTGTAGCAGGATGTCCTTCTCCATGTGATGCGCCGAGTAATGTACAGGTAATATATACACCAGGTGGAACCACTACTACAACTACTTCAACAACCACAACTACTACTACAACCCCATAAATGAGTGCATTCGCGACGATAACATGGAATTTTGTGCCAGGCTCATTAAGTACGCTGGTAGAATATCGTGTTCAGGGAGATCCTGATTGGATCACTCCAACAAGCCCGAACAATCCTACTATTACCAACAGTTATGTACTGGAAATAGAGGAAAATGTTACCTATGATGTAAGGCTTACTACTAATGGAATTGCATGCGGTCCCCGCTCTACAACATTTCAAATATTCACAGCAGGGGGCGAATGCTGCCCACCATCGTACACCCTCTCAGAGGACGGTACATATTGTTTTCAGATTAACGAAACTACAGCAACCCCACCCAGTTCTCCTGAGGCGACTGTAGAACAGAATAACACAAATTACGGGCAATTTGGAACACTGATCTACGATCCAGGATATGATGTACAGGGATTTGGTACCTATACACAGATTAGTACTGGCAATTCCTTTTGGATTAATGGTAGTAGTACACTGGTAGATGGACCATTGAATCGAGCAGGGTTATGGGCAACTACTACAGTATCTAACCAGGACGTAGGCTTTTCGGTATGTGTAACAGTTCCTGCCAATGCTACTTATTATGTAGGAACGGGTGCAGATAATCTGTCCATCATTCGTATTGATGGCAATACTGTTGTAGAGATGGATCCTACAGCAATGGCAGCCTATTTCAATACACATGGCTTTCCAGGTATAGGTGTGGATCTTGCCTTTAAGTTATGGCATATCTACCCTGTTTCGCTTGCTGCAGGAGATCATGTGATAGAAATCATTGGACATAACGTAAGCTCTGTTGCTGCTATGGGAGCGGAGATATACAATCTCACTTCTGCGCAGTTGCAAGCTGCCACTTCCTATGCATCAATGGGCTCGGGGTTGATATTCTCTACCAAGGATTATATCGGCGAAGATGTACAGGTAGGATCAGGTGGTATAGGGTATGAGTGCCCTACTGACTATTCATTAGTTCTATGTGAAGGACCTGCTTTTTGCAGACAGGTTCTTACTACAGAGACTATACCTTGTACAACTACAACTACTACAACTACAACCACTACTACGACCAGTACAACAACAAGTACTACAAGTACTACTACAACGACTACCACAACAACATTCAACTTTCAGGTAGCTAATTCAGTTGCAGGATCTACTATAGATGATGTAACTCCTGCTTTTTATGTACCAACAGGAGGATCTTTCCCATTATCAAATGGTCAGAACCTGGTGGGTACCCATGGAGATGAAACGAGTATGTCTATTGCTGTAGATCTCACAGGAGGCGCTGGTGCAACACTTACACTACTGATTAACGGCTCGCCGGTAGATACAATTGTGGTAGCTGGAGCAACTGAGACATTTGATCCGCAAACTTTTACAGGTGCAGATTTTGTGCAAATTACATTCACACCATAAAAGCAAACTATGGCATCTATACAAATAAACTATAGCCTACCCTTCGGCGCTTCTATGAGAGTAGGATACAGGATCCAAAACTCATCAGCTGCATTTACATATCTGACTACTTTTCCTACTTACAATGATTCGCCATTCACATTTGATGGGCTGGCACTGGGCAACTATGAAGTTGAACTAACGACACTTTGCCCAAGCTGTTCAGGAGGGATTTTTTCTGAGCCGGTAATTTTTCCGGCTCAGGCGATATAGACCTCGGTTTCTTGGTTTAAGGGGTCGGCCTATCCATTACTGGATAGGCTTTTTTGAAACATTATCGTAATTTCGAAAGCGTATGTCAACAGTCAGACAAGTTGTATCAAGAGTGAGATCACTGGACAAGCTATTGAATTCGGACAATTCAATTACAGATCGCGTTATTGCGGCAGAATTGAAGAGTCGAGCTATCCTTTTTATCAAGCAACAAGCAGATCGCAGAAGGCTTTGGCAAACATCTACCATATTTACCAACATTCCATGTGTGGAGATGAAAGAAGTTTCCATGGCCGAATGTTGTGATTATGAGTCAGATCAGAAAATAGCAAGGAGTAGGTTCAGACTACCCAAGATATCTGATGGGATATATGGCCTGCTTATCCATGGTGTATTCTCTGTGGACACCTCTCAGAGATTGAAAGAGGTTACCTTATCGCGCTATATCAACTTGTTAAAGTTAGGATTGCCAAAAAAGGATACATATTACTGGGTATATGACAGATATCTGTATGTTTCATCTCCTTATGTACGTATAGTAAATATATGGGCATATTTCGAGGAAGATATACCAGATGAATTGCTTTATCCTGAGTGTGAGTGCATAGCTACCAGGAGAAATCCATGTATTAATCCGCTCGACGATGAATTCAAATGCCCAGGTTATTTGGAAGAGGCAGTTGTAAAGGATACCCTCGATACACTTCTGAAAACATATTTCCGTATTCCGGTAGACCACACCAGTGATAACAAGGATGACCAGGTAAACAAACAATAAGATATGCCAAGACAAAGAGTTGATTATTCGTGCTCGTCGAAAAGTGTATATGAGAAGTTCTGTGCACGTCATCCAGAACTGACAATAGGTTATAAAGAATGGAAGGCAGTATTAAAAGCTTACAATCTGGGTTATAGAGATTACCTGGTTGCGACAGGAGATAAGGTTAAACTTCCGTGGGGAATAGGACCTTTGGCTGTATCCAAGAAGAAAGCACGTAGAATGGTTAAGTGCCGGGATGGGGTAGAAAGAATGATGCTACCTATAGACTGGGCCCGATCTAAAGCACTTGGAAAGCGTGTGTATCATTTGAATCTACACACTAACGGGTATGTATATCACTGGTACTGGTTTGTGCAGGAATCAAAACTACCCCAGGCATCTATATGGGTGTTCAAGCCTGCTCGCGATACTTCCCGTGCAATAGGGAATGTAGCAAATGATCCTAAGTACATCGACATTTATAAACAATGGAAACGTAGATAATGTCTTATTACTATCAATACAAATTTGAATCTCCTGATAACCTTTATGCTCGCGTAAAGGAAGAACTGAAAAGCTATTTTGATACAGGAGCTGTAGATGATCTTATGTTTCCAGTTTGGACTAAGAAGTGCTTGCAGAAGTTGGGTAGATCTTCCTTACCGATTCAGCAGACTCTATTATTCATGGACACATTTGAGGCAAAGTTGCCACCTGATTTTATAGCGGTGAGGGAAGCCTGGTTAACAGCCACCTCCTTTCCACTGGAGATGAGGAAGCCTGGTGCTTTTTATCAGCAGATCACAACAGTATTGAATAAACCCTATGATGCATGTAATCCGGTTGTAAACTGCGATCCATGCAACCCGGATATTATAACTGTAGTTGCTAAAACAACGACTAATATAGCCTTCCCTGTAAGTCTTAAATATCTGCTCAGACCAGGCAACATCGCAGCAAGAGAACACTGTGATCTTCCTTGTCTGAACTATGGTGCAAACTGCCCGGATGTATTTGATATCAGGGATGGGAAATTCGTGACAAATTTCAGGCTCGGAGATATATACCTGGTATATTATGGTCAGAACGTGGATGCGGCAGGATGTCCAATGATACCTGACAACTACAGGATACAGGAATTCATTGAGGCATTCATTAAGCAGAAAGTCTTTGAAATGTTATCCAACCAAATCACTGATGAGACTTTCAACCAGATGCAGCTCAAATATCAGATGTATAAGCAAATGGCTGATGAAGCCTATATTATAGCAGATACTGAAATTAAAAAAGAAACCATCTATCGTAAGGCATACGGTATTCGCAGGGATCAGAACAGGTTCAATCCTTATGAAAGAATGATGTATGGGAATGCGTGGAGATGGAGAGGCGCAACTGGTTGGCCTTCCAGTAGCTGGGGGTATAATGATAGATTATGAGTCAAATAAGACCTAACAATGCCTATCTGGGTTTGAACCTGGATTCAATCACTGCCCAGATCAAGCCTGGTCAGCTGGCCTATGCCAAGAATGCAATGATATCGGCTTTTGATGGCAATGCTATTACTTACCAGAATGAAACTCAGAATTCGTTCTGCTTTGATATTCCTGATGGATATAGAGTAATCGGCACACATAATATAGTTGAGAAGAACATCAAAATCCTTTTCCTCGCCAATCCTACCTCATCCCTCTCTGAGATAGGTAGAGTTATTGATTGTACCTACTCAACAGTGATCAATGCGGACTGCTTGAACTTCAATCTGAACTATCCGATCATGAAGGCAGTTCACAAGATTACAAACTGTTCTACTGAAATCTATTGGACAGATGGATTTAATCCTATGCGCTATATAGATTTGGATAATCTTCCATTCGTTGAAAGGTTGGAAGGTTGTGAGAATAATACTTCTGCGGAGATAGATTGTAATAAAATGCGTGTGATGCCTGAGTTCTTTATTCCTCAGGTAAGCTATACGGATGTGGAATCGGATGGTACTCTCACTGCTGGCAGTTATCAGTTCGCATTTCAGTATGCAAGCTCATTGGGAGATCCATATACATCGTATTATTCTATCACTAATCCATTACCTATATTCGATCCGCTGAAAGTTACTCCTGATTTCAATTACCAAGTAGGTAAATCTATAGAACTTCTCATCAGCAATATTGATACAACAGGTTTATACGAGTTCTTCAACATAGCAGTGATCAAAACAATCAACAGTATTCCATCTGTTGATCTGGTTGGGACATTTCCTATACAAGGTCCTGTACAGAACATCGTATACACAGGTCAGTCGAAAGCAGGTATAACACTTAGTATAAACGATATTTTCGAACGCTTTCCTTCCTACGATACAGCAGATGACCTTACTACAGTGAATGATATACTGGTATTCAAAGGCATGACTACAACCGAGCGGCTCAACTACCAGGATATTGCCAGTAAAGTAAAACTGCAATGGGTAAGCTGGAAGTTGCCGCCAGATCAGGAACAATATAAAAACGAACTGAATGCAGCCGGTCTCAGAGGATATATGAGAGATGAAGTATATGCTTATGATCTTGTGTTCATCCTGAGAAATGGTCACCAGACAGATAGATTCCCATTGGTTGGAAGAGCACCACTTGCCTCAGATCTGGTAATTGTGGATAATGCAGATGTAGTACAGGACGGAAATGTTTGTGAAGAACCTGAGCCTAAACAGCGTTGGGAAGTATACAATACAGCCAGTGTTACAGGTATAGATCCTGCATATGATCCGGACGATCCATGCTATCAGGGTCCTTACCAGTTTGGTGAGTTCTCCTTCTGGCAATCTACTGAGACATACCCCTGCAATGAGCCGGTATGGGGAGATCTCCAGGGACGACCCATTCGCCATTTCAAGTATCCTGATAACGCAATTACTAATCATCACGATGATGGAGGGAATGTATATCCATTGGGTCTACGTATTGATATGCAAACTCTTTATGAGGCTATCAGGTCGTCTAATCTAACCGAAGATCAGAAGAACAATATTGCTGCGGTGAAAGTAGTAAGGGCCAATCGTGCTAATGCAAAGTCCGTTATTGCAAAAGGATTGCTTTTCAATGTCGGACAATATGCAAAAGAAGGAACTGAATATTTCTATCCCAATTACCCCTTCAATGATCTGAGGCCGGATCCTTTTATCAGTAATTCGGCTACTGGAATGTTGAGTCAGCAGCTCTTTGGTTCATTTGAATCTTCTCAGAGTGTTGGTATATCTGAGACAATCCTATACGAAGGAACTATTCCATTAGATACACTTACCGTCGATAATGATAAGGTGGTAGGTACTTATAGAGGAACATTTGGTGGTACCACTACGAAGAAGCGTCTTCGTGTGTACTTCGATTCGACAGTGATATACGACACAGGACAACTGACAGTAGACAACACAAATTCCTGGATACTGGTTACTAATTTAAAGCGCACTAACTCTTCACGTATAGATACACATACGACGTTGCAAATTCTGGGCGGAGTTCCAAGATTTGTATCGTTTGACAGCTTTGTCAATGGTGTGGATTTTTCCATTGATCATACACTGGTACTAACAGCACAAGTATATGATTTCCCAACTCCTGGTACTGCTGTAGATGGTGAAATAACTGGCAACAGTGCAGAAGTAACCTATGTGGCTGCCCCACGCCTTCCGGTAGGCAGCCATCTTCTTGATGGCTTCTCTGAGACGGCCAGTGGGATGCGGTATACCTTCCATAGCCCCGATACATCATTCTTTCAGCCGTTCCTGGGTACTGTGCTCAAAATAGAAACAGTAGAATACGGCAGTACACGTTCGCATTTTGTGCAGGTAAAGGATCACTCCAAGTATAGATTTCCTTCACTGGAATCATACCTTACTGCACTGGCAGTAGGTATAGCTATAGGATTTGCATCAGGTATGTATGGTGTGTCCAACCAACCTTTTGATGGAGCAGCGGCATTCACTGCATTTACCATACTGGAAGATATCATCTTCAAATTGTTGCCCAAAAAGAATATGGCCTACCAGTTCAATTCGGTAGGTAACTATACAGAAACTACCACTTTGCCTAATGATACAGGCAACAAAATCCGCAGATTAGATATTGCAGCATATTTGGCACCTGGTCTGCAGGGTGTAGGGGATGAGAACATTGTAAATAATTATCAGCGTGAATCCTCAGTTTACCTAAGGACAACTGCTCCTTTACCCTACCCCGATTCCATACCTGGTATTCCCCAGGATAATTCACGCTTCACTCTCGGAGAAGTAGGATGCCAAAATAGGTTTTACAACCGTGATATATCATCTTATTACGGTTCTATCAAGGTTCCTTCCCCAGATCAATACGGCCAGATTTATTCGTATGATGCCATTGACACAGGATATCAGTTCCTTATAGATGTATCTGCCGACTTCACAGGTCCCCATTTCAAAGATGTATTTGGCGGAGATACCTTCATTAACAAATTCGCATTCAAGAGAAAAATACCCTTCTTTATTGACAATAGGGTTGGTTTCCCGGATGAAAGTGATGTCTTCTATGATGAGCTCGGAAACATCGGGTTTCCCAGGTACTGGTTCTCTACAGATATCAGGCGTGGAGATGGTGGAGGATTTGGCATAGGAAGCCTGTTTGGTGTCAAAGTAAACAACTTTGATTGTGAAAACAGTGCTTTCTTCTATGATGCAGGTAAGATCTACCTATTCGCTTATGGTATAGTAAACTTCTATGTGGAAAGCCAGGTGAATGTGGATTACAGGCAGGCAACTAATGCGCGTGAAGGAGATTTCTATCCACATGTAGGTACAGATGTCCCTGATGACTGGTTACAGGAGTCATTTGTTCCTATCGTTCAGGACAATACCTATACATACAACAAGACTTTTTCAAAGCAAAACACAGAAAATGTATTCAGCACACTTCCCGTTGATTTTGTTCCTGGTGAGGATTGCAGACATATGTTCCCTAACAAAGCAATCTTCTCTGAGAGGCAGTCAGACGTAGTAAACTACTTCAGGAACAACTGGCTCATATATAGACCAGCTGCGTTCTTCGACTTTCCATTGAACTATGGACGACTAATCTCTCTGGATGGGCTGGAGACAAGGCAGGTACTTGCACGTTTTGAGAACAAAATGCAGTTGTACAATGCATTATTGACTGCAGCTTCGTCTATAGGAGATGTTTATCTTGGACAATCTCTGTTCAACAGCAATGTTCCACCTGTGGACTTCGCTGAGACGGATACAGGATACGCTGGCACACAACATAAATTCCTGCTCAAAACGGAATATGGGCACTTCACTATTGATGCCAAGCGTGGACAGGTATTTATGATAGGCGGACAGAGTCTGGAGAATATCGGAAATGAGGGTGTGAGCAAGTTTCTGACCAACAACCTACCTTTCCAGATACAGAAGGCATTCCCGAATTATAGTATAGATAATCATTTTAAAGGCATAGGTCTGCATGGTGTATACGACAATTACTACGACAGAATCATTATCACGAAACTGGATTATAGACCACTCAACAGTGCCATTGTTTACGATAGTGAACTGGACATATTTACTCTGAATGGGGCAGAAGTATCGCTTACTGATCCAACGATGTTCTGCAGTACCAGCTTCACTCTTTCCTACTGGATCCCGATGAAGATGTGGGTTTCTTTCCATAGTTACCTACCAAATTTCTATATCCAGGATATAAGCAGATTCTATAGCAACAATCCGAATGGAAATTCTGTATGGTTACATGATACCACAGACACTGGTTTCAATAACTTTTATGGCGATATACATGCTTATATATTGGACTACCCATTTCATTATAACGCGCAAGATGAAATCCTGCAGAGTGTGAAAGATTATACTAAAGTCAACAGGATAACAAATGCACAAAGCTTTGTGCAGACCAATGATATATACTTTAATAAGGCAATTATATCGAACGATCAGCAATGTACAGGGATGAGAAATCTGATATTCAAACCCAAGAATAATTTATTATCTTATCTGCAATATCCGCGCATTAACGGTAATGGGGTAGATATCCTGGTAGTAAAGTCAGATAACTTCTACAATTACAATGGGTTATGGGATGTGGTGCGTGATTATGGAGAACCTATCTGGCTGACACAATGCGAGAACCTATCAGATGACAAAGTGCTTAATGACGACAATATGGATTATTCTGTGCGCAGTTTCAGGAAATATCCATTGAGAGCAAAGGACTGTCGGATAAGGCATATTCTTGATAACAGGTCAGATGTACGACTTACATCTCAATTCATTTTAACAGAGACTATGATCTCTTACAAGTAATACCAATGAAGGTAAAACCGAAGCAGCTACTCTTCAGCAGCCTTCCTAAAGCCAAGGCAGGCAAGAAGATGAAAAAAGCCCAGATGGGGAAGCGAATGGGCGAAACAGGGGCCCCTCCAATCACATTGAATAGCATGCCAGATGACTATTTCAAGAAGCTGGAGAATATGCTCCAGCCTCCCCAGCAGCCTCCTATGAATGCCTTTGATAATATCAAGGGTATAACACCTTTTCAGCCTACTGGTGATATGACCAGCACAGCTACCTGGGATCCTATGGGGGGACCTGCTCCTAAAAAGCCCGTAACACAGCCACAGCAACCTGCAGCCTCTCTGAGAAAGAAAGGACTTAATCCTGGTCAGGCAACACTATTGGGCCTTGCAGCATTTGATGCAATACTTCCTGACTGGTATCCTAAATACACGCCAGCACAGCCCCAGATGGGTTATAACCCCGACCTATATGGTACAGGATCGCAGGCTATTGCTGAATATGGTGGATATATCAAGGATGATGGTAATACACCCAGCGCACAGGCAGGTGGTCAGGCCACTCGACAAGATAGTTTAAAGTTATATAGAAGAGCGATGGAAATTGAGAAATATTACAATTCCAAAAATTATAAAAAACAAGACGAATTTAAAGTTAAAAATAACATATTTTCTAATCTTGCAGGAGTTAGAGAAAATATGGAAAACAAACTTCTTGATAGAAACTATCCTGTAACTTCAAGGTCTGTTCAACAAGGAGAATGGAATGACAAAAATTTCACAATAGACGATTTTTATAAAAAAGTTGATAATAACCAATTTACTCAGAGAGAAGCGTATGATGGTATATTAGATTTGAATTCTCCTGCTCCTTTATATGATAGAAGAATTAATCCACAATATTTAAAGGTCTATAATAATATTGATCCTGGATCAGGTCTTTTTAGCGATAGTGTTAAAATATACGAATATGATCCCGTAGCAGTTAAACCTTGGGATATGCTTAGTCCAAAGGAAAAGGAGATTAGAATACAAAGATATGGTGAGCCACAACAAGAGTTACCGAACCTTAAATCCTCCAGAGTAAGAGGTACAGATATGACTACCACAAGTAGAATATCACCATCGGGAAAACTGTCGGATCTATCTCAAAAGCCTACCAAATATTCTGTTACTGTCAGAGATGAGAATGCGCCGGGCAAACAACGTAGTATATATTTCAAGGATAAGAAAGCCTGGAGAGATTTCATGGATGCAGGAGCTATTTCACCTATTTCCTCTGAGGAAAGAGAGGATAGTGCTACCGCAGCAGGTTATCGTGCAATGCAGGAGGGGGGTGTGCTCGATAACCGTTCGAGGGAACATGGCATACTGAATTTGTATCTGCCAAAGGACACGGTGAAGAGTATTCATCTGGATGATAAAAGAAAAATCAATCCTGCTACCGGCAAACCATTCAAAAACAAATCAGCTAAAACTATTGATGCCCCCCAGGCCATTATACAAAAGATCATTGCTCATGCGAAAGCTCAAGGAGTTGATCCATATGATGCACTTGCAGTAGCGATGCAGGAAAGTGAGTTGGGAACCACCGATGACAATCTTGGGCATGTCAGGAGTAAGGAATATATCGAGCCAAATTGGGAGACTTTCAAGCAGATGAGAAATGAGGATATAGAACCCTACCTACTAAGTATAGCTTTAAAAGACAAGAATACCTATGCCAAAACTCTTGCTCGAAAAGGGGTGATTCCTGCTACGGACGCTTACCGCCTTCAGACCTATAATGGACTGGGGGTATTAACACCTGATACAGAAAAGGAGTATCATAAAGGGACCAGCCGTGCATTCTATGAAATCCCTGTTTCAGCGAAACAACCCCTGGATCTGAAGAAAAATCCTGCTTATGGAAAAACCGTTCTCTCTCTCAGAGATGAAATACTCAGGAATAACCAGGATATTCGTAATATGGTAGATACGGTACAGCCCTATGTCCAGCAGCCAAAAATGAAGGACGGCGGCTGGATCCAGAAGGCTATCAACCCCAAGCACAAGGGTTACTGTACGCCAATGACTAAAAAAACGTGCACACCAAGGAGGAAAGCTTTGGCAAAGACACTAAAAAAGATGGCCAGAAAGCGCAAAGGCGCAGAAGGAATGATCATTCCTGACAACATGAGCAACTTCTACCCTAAGCGATATGAGCAGGGAGGTAATGTGAATGGTGGGGCTGATATCAGGATGGTAGGTGCCAGCTACCCCAATTCAGATCTGCTGGAGCAATGGCTTCTTTACAAACAAGGCGGATCAGTAAATGGTGATGCTATCATCAATGATGTGAATGCTGTATATCCCAATGCTGACCTGATGGAACAGTGGCTACTATACAAAGATGGCGGTCAGGTAAATTGGACAGGAAAAGAGTTTCGTGAGGTGCCTGCCAGGTATCCAAATACTGATTTGCTTGAACAGTGGATTCAGTATAAAGAAGGCGGTCAGGTCAACTGGAATGGTAGAGAATTCCGTGAAGTAGGTCCTCGATACCCCAACACAGATCTTTTTGAGCAATGGTTACAGTACCAACAGGGAGGTCCAATCAATAATACTGGCTATCTCGATGGTAGTGCAACTGCTAACAATCCTTACAATATTATACCTGGTGGTAATATTACTATGCAGGGAGTCTCTCAACCTATAATGGCACGTCCTATTCAAAAAGGCTCCTTAGGAGAGGAAATGATGATGATGCCTGGACAGGATTATAACTTCAATGCGGATGGAGTTATGGAATATCCAATGGCTCGCGCGGGCCTGAGTGCAGCAAAAGCAAAAGAGATGCTCAGAGATGGTACAGCAAGCGGTAAGAAACTCACCAAGAAGCAGAAACAATACTTTGGAATGGTAGCTGCTGGTAAGGCCCAGATGGGTACTCAGGTGAATAATACAGCACCTGGCGCGCCCCAACTTTCTGCGCAGGAAAAATATTATCAGGCGAGCGCCAGACTGGGTCATTTCAAGAACATTCTAAATGACAAGTTGAAAGCAAAGAATCCTCAAGGGTTCAAAGATTATTTCACAGGTCTTACAGGTCTGAGAAGGACAGGAGATATGGCTGGTGCAGAGAAGTATGTGCAGGATACTCCATTTGATGATTATCTGACACCTGCTGAAGTTCAGTCTACGCTCAATCCTGAGGACTATAATGAATATGTTGGAGCATTACAGGATGTGAATTCCTACAATGTGCAGCAGGGTCGTCAACCATTATATGGTACCAAAGAAGGTGAAAATGATGTAAGGAATCTGAATTATGGAAGACGCTTTGCAAGTCTCCAGCTTACTCCTTCTGTTGGCGTAAGCAACACAGAGGGTACAAAGAGCTATGGTAGAGAATACAAGTATGATCCAAAAACACGGCAGGTATCCTTCTCTGAGAGAGGTGACCTTGCGATGAGACCATCCTATTTAAGTGCTCCTACTCCTCCTATCGCAGGGGCTACAGCCAGCCTTAAAAAAGGGGGTGTGATCTATGATGATGGCGGACAAATAGGAACTATGTGGGGTGGCAACTCCAAGCTTGCATCATACAATCCCTACGATGGTGGCACAGTAGAGTTTCAAGGTGCTTCTCATGATAACGGTGGGATCGGTATGCACTATAATGGTACACCTGTAGAAGTTGAAGGTGGAGAATATGCTGCGCAGGATACAGAAGGTAACCTGAATATATTTGGCAATATGTACCTGCCTGGTACAAGAACTAAGTTCAAAACTGTCGCTAAAGAGATTGCCAAGAAGGAGCAACACTACGATAGATTGAAAACAAGTGGATCCAAGTATGTCAATGAAGCCAACCCTTCCAATAAATTCGAGAAGCTGAAGTTCAATTCAGGCATGGTAATGATGCAAGGCGGAGAGCTGGGTCAACGTGATCTGGCACAGAAGAAGGAGAGTCTTTCTGCTTTACAGAAAGCAATGTTGGACACAGCAGATGAATTTGGACTGGATGCTGAAAAGCTCTCGGCTGGCAGAATGGCAAAAGCCAAGAAGGGAAAGAAAGTAAAAGGTAAGGGGTACTACCAGGCAGGAGGAGCTATAAATGATCCCACAATGGCGGATCGCAATAACAATCCAGGTAATATCAAATGGGGCAAATTTGCCAAGAAAATGGGTGCCATAAAAGGCCCACCTGCTGATGATGGTGGGAACTTCGCTGTTTTCCCTAACAAAGAAGCTGGCGATAAGGCAATGCGTACCCTTTTGAAAAGTTCTGAGTACAAGAATTTGCCTATTGATAAGGCCATTCATAAATGGACTGGCAAACATCCTTATAAGTATGACTTGAGTGCATTAAGTAATGCAAAAGTAGGTGATTTGAGTCCTGCTGAGTTCGAACTCATGGTTGGTACCATGAAACAAGGTGAAGGTACTCGATATGGCCCAGGGGCTAAAACTCCTTCTGTGGCACCTCCATTTACCCCATATGATCTTCCTAATGTGCCTGGATTCACTCCAGGTGCACAAAGACCCAGACCTGGTACAGTGGAACCGCCATATGATCCATTGAATCCACCAGATGATGTAAATCTGCCCAGCAATGTAGAACCGCTGCATATAAACCAGCTCCTTGGAGAGATATATGCAGCAGCTACCAATAGTGTAGAGCCCGTACCTACACAGCGGTATGAACCACAACTCTATCAACCCTACCAGGTAAGCTTCCAGGATAGGCTGAATGCAAATCAGAACTCATTTAATGCCCTGCGCAGGGCTGTCGGAGCACAAAATCCATCCTCTCTCGGAGAACTTGCTGCTCAAAAATATGCTGCTGATACTAACGTAAAAGGTGAGGAGTTTAGAACTAACCAGGCAATAGCCAGTGATGTAACCAACAAGAATGTAGCATTACTCAATGATGCCAATCTGAAGAACCTGGCACTGGCTGATACTCAGATGGTACGTCAGTCGCAGGCACGTAGTAATACTCGTGCAACAAACCAGATGATTGTGAACAGTCTATCGAGTAAGTATATGCAGAATAGATATGAAAACAAGCGTCTGGCAGCTTACGAAAATCTGTATGATTATAGATTCGTGCCCCAAGAAGATGGCGGTCTGAAGGCCACCTACTTTGGTCCTAATGCATTATTCAATTTCTCAGGAAATCGGGCAGCTAATCAGACTCCTGATTTGCGTACAGTAACCAGATATGATGCACAGGGTAACGTGAAAGGTTATACAGAATATGATGATTTTGATCTCAGAGAGATGCAAAGAGCGCTGGATCTGGAAATGAAACGTAGAAATCTACCGCTTATGACTGTACCTCCACTGAATAAAAAGTAAAGAAATGGCATCATTTACAGACCAACTTATACCATTCAATCCTTATATCTCACAGCTGCCTGTAGATGACTATGTGCGCGTAGGCATGGCAAAGCAGATGCAGTACAATGAAGGGGTAAGGAAGGTCCAATCTTATATAGATTCTGTTGCAGGTATTGAAGTAATCAAGCCTGAGCAGAAAGACTATTTACAGAAGCGTACTATGCAGTTGCAGGGAGAAGTAAGTAAGATCGTTCAGCGTGATTTCTCCAATCAGCAACTGGTAAATTCTGTGGGTGTACTCACATCCAAAATAGCCAGTGATCCTATCATACAGGGGGCTGAGCAATCTACACGTCGATATAAAGCAGGAATGGCAAAGATGAAAGAGGCTCAATCCAAAGGAGCTTCTTCGCCTTCGAATGAGTGGTACTTCCAAAAGCAGGTCAATAACTGGCTATCTGATGGAGACATTTCATCTGTGTTTAATGGAGATTATACTCCATTTACAGATGTCAATAAGAAAGTACTCGGAGTGATCAAGGATTTAGATCCCAATTCCACATTAGAAGATATCCCATACAAACGCGGGCGTGATGGAAATATTCTGTTAGGTAAGGATGGATTGCCAGAAATAGACTTTGCTATGATGGAGAAATCTGTAAAAGGAATAACTCCGGAGCGTATACAGGCAGCCATTCGTGCATCACTGGACCCGAACGACATGCAGCAGCTCAGTATTGATGGTGCATACAACTACAAGGATTACGATAAGAATACCATGAAGCAGGTATCTGATGCCAGCTATACCTACAGGCTGGAGCAGATCAATGATGCCATCAAAGGGCTTATGGTAGATAGGCAGACCAACCAGGGAGATCCAAATCATGTTGCTCAGGTAGATGCACGCATCGCCTCTCTCAGAGAGAGGGCAACTCAATATCAGAATGATTATCGTAAGGATATACAATCCATAGATAGTAATCTTGAAGGTTACAAGGCTAACCTATATATGCAGAATTGGCTTACCAGATTTGGGGATGGCTTTGCCTATGCAGAAAATGCACTCACTTACAAAGAGAATCCTTATTTCATGGCTGCTGAGCGCAAAAGAGAGAATGACATTAAATTCCAGGAATTCCTGGTCAATAAACAGTTTGAAGCTGCCAGGATAGGTCTGGAAGCTCAGCGTGTAGATATAGATCGTGAAAGACTGGGTATTGAGCGTATGAAGGCTGAGGCAGAGCTGAGGAAAAAGGGGATTGGGGCTGATGGAGCACCTCTTACTCTCACCGGAGCTGCTATCAGAGAGGCTATTGACCAGCAACAATTGGAAGCTATCAACACCAGTAAATTTGTTGATGAGACATCTCAGATGGAGCAGGGCATTGAAACACAGAAGATGGCATTGCTCGCACAGGCCAGACCAGACCTAGTCAAGGTAGTACGTAATCCGGATGGAACATCACCCAGATACGAATATAATGTGACTGGGAAGGATCCAAACCTCATAAAGAATGAGGCAGAGGCTACTATTCTCAAATTCAAGGAGTCGTACGATAGAGGAGAACAAGTTCCTGATGGAGTGAAGACTTATTTTGACAACCTCTCTACTACTGATAGGCGTGTACAGAATAGAAAAGCTGCAATAAATGGGCTGCAAGGAGAAGCAGATCAGGTATGGAATACTAAAGATCTCTTAAAGAATGTCAAACCATTGGATATTGGAGGGGGGGAGGTATGGAATGCTCAGCAGCAGGTAGATTTCAATAGCAAGCTGGAACAGGTAATGAGGAAACGCAGAGATGAAAAGGGTGTACCATACAACGAAATAGACTGGGCAAGAGCGCGTCAAATCATGACACCATCAGAGCAACGTATTGCCAAGACTATGGAACGTAATAGTAGCGCCGGTATGTTCGGACCAGAGAGGGAGATTTACAACCGGCTGAATAGTGTGAATGAGAGTATAAATACCAGAGCCAGGGCCATCATAAACAACCGTAATACCTATATGAACAATGCAGTGAGAAGCATTGTAGGTGCGGACCAACCTACTTCCTTTGTGGTAGAAGCGTTCAAACAGGAGGATCAGGGTGGTACACAGGCGGTTGTAGTGAATCTGCTCAATAGTATTGCAAAGGAAGGTAAGGAAAATCCAAATCCTCTCTATGATCAGGACGATCTATCTTCCATGCTGAACAAAGCAAATGCTGGCAATACTACTTACTCACTCATGTCTTATGGCGGAGATCGCTATGCTCTCAGAGCAAGCAATACAACAGTCAGAGATAAACCAGTCGAGGTAGATATTAGTAAGGCACAGGCCCAAGATCTATTTGGTGCCAATCAATTCCTTGATAACTTCCAGGCCATTCGTGAAGCACTTCAACTTACACGAGGCACAGGACGCGTAACAACAGATGTTGATGGAACGGGCAGATCATCGGCTTTTACACTTCGCAACAATTCTCTCAAGAAGTATGGAGTAATGTACCACGTCGAAGAGCCACTTAAGAATGGCGGTCTTCAGGCCAAGCTATACGTATATGATAAAGACACAAAGCAGTGGACAGAAAAAACCGCTAACTTTGGTCAGCTCCTATCCGAGGCACAGATAACCAGGTTTCTCGGTATGGTGAACGATCAATATATTGACGCTTTACTCCAGAAAAATAAGTAATGGCCTTACCAGAAGAGAATATACTCAGGGAAGGGGATATCCTTTCCCAACAGCGCGACCCTGGGTTCCTCACTGAAGACCTACCTTCTCCTGGTGGGTTCGAGGTACCCAATATTGCTCCCATTCCTATTCCAGGAACAGGTGATTTTACGCCTGCAGAGAACTCCGAAAGATTCATGGAGCAATTCAATGCCTCGGTTCTTGGAACTCAGGATAAACTTACGCCTGGTCGTATACCTTCTTTCAGTGCATCCGAAGTATTCAACCCAAGATATAGATCAATACTCCCTGGAGAGGACAGCGAGGAGGCTTTCGGTAAAGCCCAACCATGGTATAATAAATGGGCAAATGCACTTGTCAAGACAGGTGCTTTCGCGGCGGGAACATTCTGGAACACTGTTACAGCAATTCCGGATACTGTAGCTTCTATCGGATCCGGGCAGCCCTGGAATACAGAAACTGGTGCTGACATCGACAGGTGGCTCAAAAATCTTGAGAACGATTTTCCTAACTATTATACAAAATGGCAACAGGAGCATCCTTTTATGAGCGCAGTCCCTTTCTCCGGGGGCTTTGCTAACTTCTGGGGTGATAAATTTCTGAAGAATCTTGGCTTTACCATAGGTGCAATTGGTGGTGCTGTTGCAACAGATCTTATAGTAGCTGCTGCGACAAAAGGAATAGGTGAAATCCCATTGGTTGCTAACCAGATTGGTAGAGCAGCACTATATTTAAACAAGATATTCACAGGCGCAGATAAGGTATCAGATTTAATGGCACTCGGACAGGCTGTGGGGCGGACGCCTCAGCAGCTTGTACAACTTGAATCACTGGCACGTGCAGCTGCTGCTACCAGAGCACTCAATGGTACGCGTTATGCGCTTGCATTATATGGATCTGCCGCCTCTGAAGCAGGATTCGAAGCCCGCGAAGGATATAATACAGTCCGTGAGGAATTGCTCACAGCTTACCAGCGCGAAAATGGTTACTCTGCAACAGGCAAAGAATTGGAAGATATAGAGAGATATGCAAAAGCAGCAGGCAATACGAGATTTGGTATCAATCTGGTACTTCTTGGTATATCAAATGCAATACAATTTGAGACTTTTTTGAAGCCGTTTACTGCAGCAAAGGCTGGTTTCCGATCATCTATACAAAAAGAGCTGAGTGCATCGCAAATAGGTCTCAGAGAAGGGTCAATAGATGTGTTTGAAAAAGTGGTTCCTTCAACAGTTGCTGGCAAAATATGGAGTAAGATACGTCCTGTAGCACCCTCTATTTTTAGTGAAGGTATTTTCGAAGAAGGTGGACAATATGCTACACAGATTGGTACAGAAAACTATTATGTAAGAAATTATCTCTACGATAAGGGAATCCCAGGTACACAGTACATGAAGGACGAAACTCCGTGGGATGCGCGCAGCCAGATGAACAATATCATGCATTCCATCTCAGAGGGGATGGAAGGTGCATATGGGACAGATTCTGGCCTGGAAAGCGTATTCCTTGGAGCTATCACTGGTGCATTAACTGGTGGCGTACAGAACGTGCTGTCTAAGTCACGAAATGATCAGGAGAGAATGGCAGTACTTAATCTGCTAAACTCTCAAGGTATCACAGGTACTATCCGTAATAACTATGACGCAGCAGTAAAATCTCAGCGTATTGCTGAGGATATGAAAGAAGCTGCTCGTAATAATGATGTATTCAAGTACAAGAACTTCCAGCATGAGCAGTTCGTAAATTTCGTAGTAAGTGGTCTCAGAGCAAATAGGTTCGATGTTAGAATAGAACAACTCAATATGCTCAAGGATATGAGTGATGAGGAGTTCAAAAAGGCGTTTGGACTTGATAAGACAACTGAAAATGTACGTACTGTTACAGAATACGTAGATGCACTTCGGAATGAAGCAATATCTATCAGAGATACATATAACCTGATTGAGAATACCTTTACTAACCCCTTTGCATATAAATCTCGTGCGGCCAATGCAGAACAGTCGCTGGAGAATGAAAAATATCACCAATTCAATCAATGGAAAGACGAGTTGGTATATCTGGCTCGTGTATTACCTGAAGCTACACGTAGGGAAGGTACAATTGCACTGGCCATATCAGCTATAACACCAGCAGTGAGCCCTCAGGCAGTACGCATGCTCACTAACAGAGATTCTGTAAAGAGATATATTAACCGGTTAAAGGAAGAAGCTGGAGTATTACAGCGTGCATTGGATGATAAAACTTCTCCTGATCGTGAGGCTGATACCAAAAGGGCCAACCTTTTGAATAAGCATTTAAAAGCCCTTGAGTCAGCACTCTCTGAGAAAGAACTTTCTGGTGATAAATATGCCAGAATATTTGCTGATATACTCACTTTTATAGCTAATGGTGAGACAGATGAACCTCGTGTTACTATCCCTCAGGAAGCAGTAAACCAGCTTATCCAATATGGTATAGACCTGAATAGGTTGGAGAAAATGAAGCAAGCTGCGAACGAAGCATTTGAAAAGCTCTCTTCCGAAGAAGGGTTCAATAAATATTTCAATACTATAACCAGAGAGCAGCAGAAAGCTAGTACCCCTCCTCAGCCTGCCACTGCACCTGTTGCGCCCGCCCCAGCAAAAGCAACTACACAGCAGACGACACCTACGAGTGTAATTGTAAAATCTCCCCAGAATCAGCAGTTCATATTCGATCAGGACGCATGGTATTTCGTCAATATTGATCCGAACCCAGCTGTTAACCCGGAAAGGGTAAAAGTACGTGGTCAGAACCCAAATGGGGTAGTTATAGAGAAGGAAGATGGTTCAACAGCAGTTGTGCCAAATGATGTATTCTTCAGGGAAGATAAGTTCACAGAAGACATTAATGAAGAGGTGGATGATGCAACAACGAAAGATGGAAGTGCTCCCCCACCTAACGATCAGCCTGGTAATGTAGTAGTTGGAGAAGACAAGAAGGATCTTGCATTCGGTCTGTATTCAACTACAGATCCTACATATAACGTACGTACTACGCCGGATGATAATTTCCAACGCAGGCATCAGAATTTCCTGTTTAATCTGGGAAGCAGTAATCCTGAACTGTTCAATCAGGAGAATAAAGGGAAGTTGCGAATCATTCCTATCACAGCTAAAACGCAGGAGTTATTCGGATTTCCTGAAGATTGGATTACTGATAAGGGCGACGATCCGAATAATTCATCTATCCGTGCAGTATATGTAGTGGATATGAATGTTGATCCTCAAAAGGCCCATGATGAAATCATAGCTGCTCTTACGCAGCGGCAGCCTGAAATGCCCGGGACTTTCAAGATGTGGGAAGTAAATAGTGATTTTATCGACTTCATCTACCAGCAAGCAGTAGGATTAACTCAGGAGGGAGCTGACTATGGTACACCTGCCCGAGATGAAATGATTAAGCTTACCGGGAGCGAGGAGTTACTCGATAAGATCATCGCTCTCAGAGAGGGGAGGGAGCTTTACTACGTGGACGAAAATGGGAATGTACTCAGCCAAATCACACGCGAGGCAAATCCCAACCGCTTGATCTATACTAATCTGGCTTCAACAGATATTACTTTCCAGAATGGTCCGCGCTATACTAACAAAGAGAACCTTGACGAGAAAAAGGTCCAGGATTGGTGGAGAGAGAAGAGAGCAGAAATACTCGCTGTTGATTCTGTTGAAGGAACCCCCATCTTCCAGTTTTATGTAAGTCGTGGAAGACCGAATGTAGCAAACTACGATACACGTAATAGCGTGGTAGAATCCAAACTTATCCGCGAGGAAGATATGGACCTGCCTATTATTACTGTGGCAACACAAGGTAATGTAGCTGTTCTTGGTGCATATAATGCATCTGGAGAGGGTATATCAGCAGCAAAAGCAGGTATTAATATGCCTCTCGGAACCCCATTACTCAATTTTGGGGGCAATCTTGAATTCCTGAACACACGTAAGCTTACACAGAGTGAAGCAGCAAATATATTCGAATTACTGAAAGTGATATCTGATCGCTCATCAACTGAGAATAAGTCAGCTCTATTCAAATTCCTGAATAAGGTAGTATACCTGGCAAACCCAAAGAAGGGTATTATGGCTGGACCGAACTCTATCACAATAGATGGATCAAGCCTGTTTTTAGGAACGTCAAAGGATCCTATACAATTAGCGCCAGCCAGTTTGGATTTACACCGGGGAAGAATAGTAGATTTCCTAAATGATTTGTACCATGTAACAAATAATTCGGAGCTACTTCGTATTGCAAGGAATCCCAAGGCAAACGATCTTGAATTTGCTGAACTTGACGTATATGATGGTAAAGTAAAGGTTGCACGCAGATGGAAGAATTACAACTATTACCTACTCTCTTCGAAAGCTCCTGATGGTAAGAATAGGGGCGAACCTCCATTGACAACACACATTGTTGTGCCTATGGAAGGAGAAGTACCTATTGTCCAAAAATATTCCGTCCTGAAGGGAATTGACTTTGACAGTCATCTGTACGCCCGTGCGTCAGGACAGCCAACCTCATCCCCAACTCCTCCCCCCATTCAACCACAGCAGCCCATACCACAACAGGCTGCGCAGACGCAAGGAGTAGGTGGTGCAGCAGAAAAACTACAGTGGGTAGAGGTCGATCTGGGAGGAAGCTTGGTAAAACTTGTTTTCAAAGATGTAGTTCGTGATGCCCAGGACAATATAATAGATCTGACACCTGTAGGTATTATAGAGGAGGGCAAACCTATTAAGCCCTTTACAAAACCAGAGGTAGTCAAGCAGATTATTCTCGATAATATACGTAAGAGCCAGATAAAGAAGGATGATACCAATAGTGGCAATGACATGCCCTGGCTTGGTGGTAACGGAGGAAAGAAAGAAGGAGATGATCAGTATCGTGCTTTCAACCCTGCTAATAACGATTACAAAAGAGCCAATCTCGCTGAGGAATTTAAGGAGTTCCATCGTATTATACCAGATGATATTCTGATCCGTCAGACAGATCACTTGCTACGTACTACTTCAGGTGGATTTGCCTGGGGTGCACTACGTGACAAGATGGTATATATATACAAGCATGCCGAAGTAGGAACTGTATACCATGAAGCATTCGAAGTAATTTGGAATCACTTCCTTTCGGGGAGCGAGCAGCAGGATATATATAATGAGTTTCTGCGCCGTGATGGTACTTTTAAAACATTCACCGGCCAGACCAAGAACTTTTCCGAAGCAAGTCTTAAGGAAGCGAAGGAACAGATTGCTGAGGAGTTCCGTGATTACAAGCTGAATGGCACATTACCACAGGGTCCAAAAGCTAAGAGCTTTCTGCGCAGATTACTTGATTTCATCAAACGTATCATCTTTGGTGACGAATATGATGTGAATCTCCTGTTCAAACGTATGAATCAGGGGTATTACCGCAACTACTCTACTCCTCTCAGAGATACAGCAGAATCTGCATTCCGTGAAGTAGGTCTTGAGCAATTCTCTGAAGCATTTGTACAGGATGTATTGCAAGGGATGACGATAGAAATGTTCCAGCAAGCATATCGCGAAGCCTCGGATATTGTCTCCAATATAGAAGAGGGGGGAGGTGCCGCTTCGTGGATATTGTATGAAAAGCTACGGTCAAGATTAGTTCACTATTTCGAGCAGACAGATCCAAAATATGGAGATACACTAGCTGCCGAATTCAATGATAGGTATAAAAGGTTGACTAAAGATGATGATCGTGAGGCTATGAGAAACCAGATAAGATCTATACTGGAGAACTGGCAACGTATCAAGGATAACTGGCCTTCTTTTACAAGAGAACACAAGCGATATATGCGCGTGTTCAATGTTGAGTTTGTGATAGATGATGAAGGAAATATTGCTTTCTCAGAAGAGGTAGAAGAAGATGTAGTAGGAGACAGTGCAAATCAGGTTGAATATGATCGCGATATATTTAGGATTGATGCCAAGAATTCAGCTTCGCTAAAGGTGAAGTTGCTGATTGCTACAATGGCAGATTCTTACTGGCAGCAGGCAACTGCAGCATCTATAGGAGCTGCTCGTAACCCGCAGCTGATTGGCATAAAAAGGGATAATTCGCTAATGTTCCTGCCTAAACAGGTCCAATATGCGAAGGTATTCAACTATATGCTACACAATACATCCAATATAAATGGGCTGTATGATATTGTGAAGCGTCTCAAGGAGATGACATCTGATCGGGAGCATCGTAAGCCAATAGATGCGAATGTACAACGCCTGATTAACAGATTGAGCTTCGATAGGGGATTCGAAGGCAAGACTCCTAACCAGGCCAAACTATTGCTTTCGCTGGAGAATACCCTTTCCAAGCAGAAGCCTGAATTCTTCAGACAGTTTGTGGATTTCCAGCGCAATACTTTCTTCAAGACCAGTGTGCTAAACTCGAAGATAGATCAGATAAAGCAAGCTTGGATAGCAGATATAAAGGGATCGGGTATAGTGATGGCCAGCAGAGAGAACGTATTTATATTCTCGCCATCTGTGATAGGGATTGCAGATAATCTACGATTCCTGAGCAAAGTAGGTATTGATATAGAGAAAAAAGAGTACGACAGGCTATCTGCCCGCGATCAGGCAAAATTCAATAAGGCAGTCAACAATATAAAATCTCTTATAGAGAAAGCTGCCAGGGAGAAGACTCAGATCCCTATTATGTCGGCAAAGCATATGGATTTTGACTCCCGCCTGAGCGACCTGGCAGAAATCTATGTAACCAATATAACAGGTGATGATACGCAGTCACAGCACCCGAATCTGGATAATGAACCTACGAGCAATTTTGTGCTGAATAATTTCGTGTCTACAGTATTGAATGATGCGAACAGTTCAGCAACCAGGGATGAATTCCTCAGCAAGAAGGAAATGGGATACTTCAACGACATATTCCATGAAGACTCATGGCTGTTAAACAGTGTAATCTTCGATGCGGATGGTAAGTTCAACCGTGCAGTTCAACTGGGTGTAGTGGAAGGAAGAGAGACATGGAACCAGGATAACCGATCAGCTTCAAAGCTTACTGAAGCTGAACGTCAGCTGTACGAGATTAATAATAACCTAAATGGCGTGTTCTACACGTTGCTCCCTGCAGATGCCAAGACAGAATGGGCTATAAATTCGGGCACGTTCCTAAATGCACAGAATTTCTTTGGGGATGATTCAAGTCGCTCTAATGAAATAACACGCCTTACCAAACTAATGTATAACTGGCTGGACACAGAAGTGGAACTGGCCAAAGGTTATGGTGATCGTACAGATATCGTAGCACTAAATAGAAAGATAGCGGACAGGACTGTAGGTAACTCACTACGCTTCTTCAAAGATATTCTACCAAAGGAGATTGTCGATAAGATTCATATCTCGGTGATTGACAATGAGCATCCCCTGGACAGAATTATTACGGAGGAGCAGCTACGTCCTATCATTCGAGAGTTTGCAGAGCGCAAAGCAGAAGCAGTACTTAACAATCTCATTGACTGGAAGATTATAGGCATATCAGGCACAGATGGAAATGAGTACAGGCTAAATGGATTTGATCGAACCTTCCTGGATACATACCTGGGAAAGAGACAACATTTTACACGCACGGAAGTAGTAAGATTACTGGGCTTCCGTGAAATGAACTATATCGTTAATAATATTGAGCTGCATAAGTTCTTCTTTGGAGACCCTGCACAGTATAAAGATGAGCTGAAACGTATCAAATCGTTCCTCTCAGGAAGAGAGGTCATGCACGTCGACACACTGGAAACCTCTGAAGGGTTTGACCAGTGGGCGAATACAGCACTAAACATGGTGAACAACGAGGTCCTTCTCAAGGAAGGAGACCCCGGATGGCACCACTTTGGAGAATTCGCTACAACTATCACAGTTTTTGACATAGATTTTGAATCCAACCAGATAGACGAAATAGAGGATGCAATCGGAGCTGAAAAGGCGAAGCCTTATAGAAAGGGCAACGAAGCAGATGCTCAAGCATACCTGTCTAATACAGCCTACCGGGAGATCTTATGGAAATCAGGTGGTAGGTTCACTAATGTACAGGAGAGACAATTCCAATGGGAATTGGCCTGGGAGCGTCAGGATAGAGCCAAAGAAGGGCTCTATACCTATACTTCCGACTCTCTGAGAGCTGCAGATAATGAGTTACTCAAAGCTCCTGCTGACACAACTGTTGAGTTCCCTATCCTGAAGCTGGTACATTCAGGTATGCAAGTAGTAAATGGCAATGCTCTTGCCTCATTGGATAAAGCATCCTGGGCTCCCTTATTCTATAGATGGGTGAAGGGCACTAAGCTCGGCACATTGTATAATCGCATGCAGGAAGATGGTATTGACTATGTACGCATGGAAAGCGCCCACAAAGTAGGTATACAAAGAGATGGTC